GTAGAAAGAAATATTTGGACAACGCTACAAGCAGCGCGCAGGCTACGCAGCGAGTACCGGAGCGCGGCTTAACCTCCGTCCAAAAATAGTATATATAAAGTAGAAAGAAATATTTGGACAACGCTACCCGCTGCGCGCAGCTAGTAGCAAGTACCGGAGCGTGGCTTAACCTCCGTCCAAAAATAGTATATATAAAGTAGAAAGAAATATTTGGACAACGCTACAAGCAGCGCGCAGGCTACGCAGCGAGTACCGGAGCGCGGCTTAACCTCCGTCCAAAAATAGTATATATAAAGTAGAAAGAAATATTTGGACAACGCTACAAGCAGCGCGCAGGCTACGCAGCGAGTACCGGAGCGTGGCTTACCCTCCGTCCAAAAATAGTATATATAAAGTAGAAAGAAAGATTTGGACAACGCTACAGCAGAGCGCAGGCTACGTAGCGAGTACCGGAGCGCGGCTTAACCTCCGTCCAAAAATAGTATATATAAAGTAGAAAGAAATATTTGGACAACCTCTTAGCAGCAGCGCGCAGGCTACGTAGCGAGTACCAGAGCGCAGCTTAACCTCCGTCTAAAATAGTATATATAAAGAGTTACAAGCAGCGCGCAGGCTACGCAGCGAGTACCGGAGCGCGGCTTAACCTCCGTCCAAAAATAGTATATATAAAGTAGAAAGAAATATTTGGACAACGCTACAAGCAGCGCGCAGGCTACGCAGCGAGTACCGGAGCGTGGCTTACCCTCCGTCCAAAAATAGTATATATAAAGTAGAAAGAAAGATTTGGACAACGCTACAGCAGAGCGCAGGCTACGTAGCGAGTACCGGAGCGCGGCTTAACCTCCGTCCAAAAATAGTATATATAAAGTAGAAAGAAATATTTGGACAACCTCTTAGCAGCAGCGCGCAGGCTACGTAGCGAGTACCAGAGCGCAGCTTAACCTCCGTCTAAAATAGTATATATAAAGAGTTACAAGCAGCGCGCAGGCTACGCGCAGCTGCTAAGAGTTTGTCCAAAAGTAGTATATATAAAGAGCTACAAGCAGCGCGCGCTATAGTTAAACAATGTCAGCATAGTCAGCGGACATAAAGTAATTAATATCAGAGAGAAAAACCTGTCTATCAACAAAGGATAAATAAGCAAGAGGGTCAGAGGAGAGATGAAGATTATTTGTATCATCCTCTGACACTTTTAAAGAAATAGAAGGGATAGGAGAGTCAGGGTTAGGGGTAAGGACGGCTACAGCAGTGGTAGGGCGGCTAGAATAAGGATTAGATTGAGGATGCTGAGGGTGTTTAGGAGATTGACCGCCTTGAGCAGAGGATAACATAACACGAGCGTTTATTTTAGAGATTTTACGTTTAGAAGATTGAAGGTAGGATATACCTAAGTCTAGTTCCCTGTTAATTGCTTCAAGTTCAGAAAAAGAAAGACCAGAGTTAGCTGAGATAATATCCTGTTGTTGTTGGGGGGAAAGAGAGTAAGGAGAAGAAGGTTTAGGAGAAAAAACAGCGCGCGGCTGTATATTAGCAGTGTCCTTAGGTGTTTTTGCTTGAGTATTAGTAGAGTTCTTAGGTGTTTTTGCTTGTGTATTAGTATTTGGTGTTTTAGACCTAAGCTGTTCTGCTTGACGAATTCTGTATCTGTCCATTAAGAACCTAATGAAATTATTTTTCCTACCTTCAGGAGTTCCATGCCCCCCATAATTTCTAGTAATAGTAATACTAGTATATTCTCTGGATAGTTTATCAAGAACAGCCTCTGAGAAGTTTCCATCAATTACATCCTGTAGTATACCCCGCTTTTCAAGAGAGTAAATAAACATTAAATCTTGGACACCTGGAGAAAAAGAGTTTATAGGTATGCGGCGGTCTACACCTTCAAACATTTTAGCTAAGTCTGGGGCATTATGGTTCATACTTGCTACTCTTGCATAAACAAAATCTAAAGCTTGATATCTACCCGATGCCGTAGACAGGTGGTCCGCTCTACGTCGTAAAGGAGTATGCCCAGCTGGAGCTACAAAAGGGTGTTGTATATTATTAAGTTTAGATAGTTCAATGTTAGAGCCCCCAATAATATATCCATATCCAAAATTTACAGAGTTATTCCTAAAATCGGTCCCCTCCGCGCGCGCTACAGCATCTGCAAGGGCAAGTATAGCCGGATTAGTTCTAAGATTGTCGTAATACAGCTTACCTTTAGGTGTAAGCCTATTATATAGTTCTGGTGTTAAAAGGTTACGTCCTTGAGTAACAGTTGAAGTAGATTGGTTTTGAGGTTGTGCAGAAGGTGGTGGAATTAGAGCGGGGGGTAAGTTATTACCCCAATTTCCAGTTTTTAAAGCCTTAAAATAGCGGTCATAAGTTTCTGGTAAAAGAGTTAAGTCAGTATGAGTGTTATCCCCATCTGGATATTGTGTACCTATTATCTGCCCAAAGAAAACCTTTTGCCCTGTACGTACTGTAGCTCGTATATGTATCGCCCTACCTAGAAATTTTGTCATCTCCCGATCTTTATATATACTCACATAAGAGTTTTTACCCGCACTGACTACTTTTGCATAACCAGTAGCAAAGCTAGGCAATTCAACACCTATCATACGGCCGCCCTTACGAAGAGTAATATCTAGCTTTACAAATTCGCGTGTAGTACCGTCTGGTCCTATATGTTCTTGTACTTCATGAGGTACTTTTTCACCTCGGCTGTTTACATAAAAAAGAGATTGACTGCGCTTTCTTCTAAATACAGCATGGTGGGGATAAGCTTCTGCAAAAGAGCTTATGTTGTATTGCTGATCCTTATTACCTCCGGACGGATCCTTATGTCCATAATTAGAAAAAGAGATACTACCCGGATAGAATTGGGGGTCTAAACCTTGATTATCGTAGATATCTGAACTAGAAGCGGAATTAGAGGCGTAGGAGCTAGCGATAGCGTTTTGAATAGCATAAGATCTAAGTCTGGAAATGCGTCGTTGTTGGCTATAGCGATTAGTGCCAGCATGGAAGTTAATTAGAAAACCACTACCGGCGCCTACAGCAGTGCTACCACCAACAATACCTAACATAACAGGGACAGTAGCAGGAAGAGCAGTACCGCCGGACAAAGCACTAGCGGCGCCTAGTCCAAGAAGAGCTAAAACACTAGCGGCGGCCCCTATAGCGCCACCTGCCATTGCGCCCTCACCGGCTTCTTTGGATAAATTAGCAAGGGCTCGGGGGGTAGCGTTGTACATACCATGTTTAAGCATTTCACTTTCTAGGTAATCTCCTACTAAAGCTTTTACAGGTCCACTAAAATAAGAAGTTAATGAAGATACAGCTATACCTAGAAAAAAGTTAGCTGGGTAGAATATAGAGTCTATACCTCTAGCCATAATATCTACTAAAGTAGACCCCATTCTTCTAGAAGCTGATTTGATATCATAATAATAAGAATCATTGTGTGGGTCTAATAAACCCAAACGGCGATAAGTTGAAACAAGAGGGTTATCATTTTTTAAGGAGACTTCTCTATTAAGAGTAAGAACAGAAGAGATAGTTTGAAGAGTGTTATGAACAAAGAAAAGATAGCCTACAGAGTCTAAAGACCGTTGCACATACTTATTTTGCAAAAGCGGAGCTAAAAGAGAAGTAACAGCTAACATGCCGCCACCTATTTGAAGGGTTGTTCTAAGAGCTTGAGAGTTTTGGTCTTTGTCGTTTATAAGAAGGGTACTAAGAGCAAAAATACTTAGCCCAGTTAATACACCACCTTTTTGAATACTAATATTAGAGTTAGGAGTAGGAGGAGCTTTAGGGACGGAAGGAGTAGGTCTATAGAATCGTCTAAATAAGTTATGAGAGCGAGAGCGAAGAACACCAAAAGGTTTGGGTCTATAAGTTGGAGAAGGACGAGGTGCAGTGTAAGAAACAGAAAGACGAGGACTTGGTTTAAAGATAGAAGAGACTTTATTAGAGGCAGCACGGATTGAGCTAAAAGAAGATTTAGATAGGTCAGAGAAGAAAGAGTAAGCAGAAGAAGAGACTGAAATAATGCCAGGAGCTATCTTTTGTTTTCCAAAACTTAATAGCGACCTAAATTGTTTATTAAAATACTGAAAATCAAAAGGTATTAGCGTTGCGTGTATAGACCTACTATCATCGTAGTTATCTAGCCAAGACAACGTAGGATCTTGTTCAGCACCAAACTCGCCTGTAAATGTACTACTACTAGGACCGCCGCCGCCGCCGCTAAATTTATTGTATGTATCTTGCCACGTTTTCATAGCGCGCGCGTTGTCTTTAGCTTCTTTAGATAAACCTCCAGCATTCTGGTTAGCTTTTGTAACGTAGTCAGAATAAGAATCCTTAAATTCAGTTTCTGAAGTAATCTCGTTATAGAAAGATAGTAAATTAATATGCTTTGTACTAAAAGCCAATTGGCTTTTAACAGTAGTTTTTTTAAACTCCTTCTTAATTTGGTCTAGTCCCTGATCTTCAAGTAGTGGTAAGATGTCTTGTTTTAAGTTTGGATTCTTAGCAATTTCGGACTTGAAAAATGTAATGTCTTGCTCTTTAGGAATTGCTCTGTTTAAAATAGCATTTAAGCTAGTCTTAATTTCTGTGAAGTTTTTGTAGTAATGTATAGGTTTTACTTTTTTTTGGTCCTTACTTATAATCAGATATGATTTCGTGTTTATTGGTTGTATAAATTGAGCTTTGGCTATTCTTGATAAACTTAAAGGTGCAGCGTTATACTCAAAAGAAGCTAAATTACCCGTACTCTCTGCTAGTAAAAAACTCTCACTTGCAGCTTGTTTTACTGTAAGAGTACCCGGGTTTAAAAGATTACTATTAGGGACTGAAGAGTACGAAACTAAATCTAAAGATACAGTAGTATTGTAAAAAACAGGTTGTGGTGCTCTACTAGGGTTCATTTCAAAAGATGGATTTCCGTGTTCTTCCCAATAGTTTACTAAAGCTAATAAAGACTCATTACCACCTTTTGCAGTAAATATTCTAGCCCCAGCGCTTGATCTACCCGATTCGTCTTTAAAGGCAGAAGAAACAGATAGAAAAGCTCGTTGTTCTCCATCTATTTCTACAACTGTGCCTGTAAGTATAGGGCTAACTTTGTCTTCTGATGAAATTCCTAACTGGTTTACCGCGTCGGGTTTAACGGTTAAAATTGACTCATTAAATTTACTACCTTGTCCTAGTATTTTTGAATGATCTTCCGGTGTTAGAGTTGACTTTTCAAATTCCCCTGTAAAACCCGCAGATACAAACTCTGTTTCTTTACCTCCTACAAACCCTTTACCCGGGACAAGCTTTATTCCAGTACTAAACTCATCGATACGAAGGTTATCTATGTTAATAGAAGCGCCGGGCTGCAGTTTGCTAGCACTTTGTATGGTTTTTACTTCTTGTGGAGGTGGTTCCGGTATAAGTGTTTTACTGGTTGTAGCTGGCGCCCGTTTTGGGGGTGGAGGTGGTTCCGGTATACCTGTTTTACTGGCTGTAGCTGGCGCCCCCGATTTTGGGGGGTGTGGTCCCGTGTTAGGTGTGTTAGGTATACTAAAAGGTTTGTAAAAGCTATCTAGATGAAGAGTTTGATGTATAAGTAAGCTAAGCTGTTGACCAAACCCTTTTAAAGGAGAAAAAACAGCCCCGGCGGATTTTTTTTCTATATCCAAATTTATATTATTTCTAGATAGGTTATGAATCCAATGAACATAACCAAGTTTTAGGTTACTACTATGTTGGAAAGCCTTATTATTAAGTTCTTGTATACCTTTACCTTCTTCTAATACTAGGATACTACGGGTAGGAGGTTGTGCACTAGAAGGTTGAAGAGGGGAAGAGGGGGTAAAATCAACGGTTTTAAAATCTGGGGATGTGTGAGTAAAAGACCGCCAGTCTTTTTTAGTATCTACGCCGCTTTCTTTTATAAGAGAATCCATAACGGATTTATCTGTACCTTCAGCGTAAAAGATTTTGGTTACAATTCTGCCACTCTTAGTATCTTGATATGAGACAGAAAGCGCGCTGTAATTACCAGTTGTATCTACATACCCCATAGTAACAAATTCATTACCCCCATGAATAACACTAGGGGTCAGTTTTTCTTTAACTATATCAGATAGCTTGTCATATTGTTTGCCATCCAAACTAGAACTGTATTTAGTAGTTAGTTTATTATAAACTTCATCGGCAGAATTAACAGTTTGAGACGCAATAGTTGTACCTTTAAGTCTATCTGTTTCTAAATATTTAATCTTTAATTTACTATTAGGAGTAGAGGAAGTAAAAGACTCAAGGTCTTCGACCTTGGGGGCAACGCCAACGTCGAACCCAGGGAAAGATCCACCGCCGCTACTAGGGCGACTACTGGCTCTTTTAAAGAAGCTAGCACCGCTGCTACTAGAGGCGCTACGGGGGCCGTAGCGGCGGCGGCGGTAGCGTCTACGGGAGCTATCAGCGTCATCACCGGGGACAGGGCCGGAGCCACCGCTGCTACTAGGGCGACTACTGGCTCTTTTAAAGAAGCTAGCACCGCTGCTACTAGAGGCGCTACGGGGGCCGTAGCGGCGGCGGTGGTAGCGTCTACGGGAGCTATCAGCGGCGTCACCGGGGCCCGTAGGAGGAGTAGAGCTACCTGGGATATCTCCGTCGTCACCGGGGCCCGTAGGAGGAGTAGAGCTACCTGGGATATCTCCGTCGTCACCGGGGACAGGGCCGGGGGTAGAGCCAAGTGTAGAAGAGGCTTTAGCTACAGATTTCCAATTTCTAACTCCCATCCATAAATTAAAAAGATTATTAATAACAAATGTAGTTAAAAGAATATTATTAACCGCGTCTTTAGTATAGGAAGAAGGGGATGCAAGATTATTATCGTTAGCATTAGCTTTAGAGGATGGGAAAATAAACTTAGAGAAGTTATACGCCCAATTATTAGAATATTTATCTTGCATTCCTCTTGATTCGTAGTAAGCTGCGTCGCCGAATTGTTTACCTAAGTGAGAAGCAAAAAGACCAACAATACTTGAAATAATAAATGAAGCAAAAAGAGTTTTATAATTAGAGCCGCCGAACTTAGAGATAGCAGAATAGGAAGCAGTAAATGCCAAAGAGCTTGCTGCAGCGCCGATAGCGGTAGAGTACTCGGAGCGGTAGTTTACTCTATCTCGTTTATGTTTTTCAAGATTATTAAGACGTTCAATATTACCAAAAGTTATTTGAAAGTCAATAAGAGTGAGTAAAGCGGGGTTACCTAAAAAGCGGATAAAGTTACTAAAAAACCCAGCGGCGCGACGACCAAAAGTGAGTGCTGGCTTAACAACCTTTTTTAAGGTATCAATAAAAATAGAAGACCTAGAAGTGCTGGTGCTAGAAGGAGCTAAGCTTGGAGAAGAAGAAGAAGAGAACTTAGAGAAAAGGCCCATCAAACGGGGTAAAGCTAAATTACCTACAGCAGTAATACCTACCCCCACAGCTAAAGAGGTTATAATTTGCTCATTTTCGCTTGATTGTGGTTTAAATCTGTTTACAGCAAGGCGTGCTACGCCAGTAAATAGGCCTGTGCTAAGAAGAGAAAGACCAATACGTGGATTATTTTTAAAAAGTTTAAGAATAGAAGGACTAAAAACAGAAGACGCTAAACCTATACTACCTGAAGCTAATATATTAAACTGTTGGTCCTCTTGCTTAGGATTAATACTATTAAACCCTTTATAGGCAAAATATCCAACACCCAAGCCAAAAAGGGTTCGGGGTGCTAACCTAAGAATATTAGGGGGCAAAGACTTAAAAGGAAGAGATTTAAACAGGCGTATACTAAGAGGTACAGCAGAAGCGGCAGTAAGAATACCCCCAGAGATTTGAAGGGTATTTTTTAGAGTTTGAGCGTTTTTATCATTTTTATTTTGAGGGGTTGTAAACAAACCAAGAGCTAAAAGAGAAGCACCTAAACCTAAACCGAAAACTTGTGTTATGGGTCTTTTTAAAAAGCTAAAAGTAGAACCAAAAAAGGAAGAAGAGGATACAGTATTAGGAGTTAAAGCCTTAGAACGAAGATGTTTTTGGAGTCGGTCAGCAATAACAGTAAAAGCGGTGCTGCCAAGAACACCAATGCCAATTTGGGATAAAGGGTCAGTATTAGGGTTATAAAATTCAATACCACTTATAATGAGAGTTGCTAAAGAGGACCCTTTAATAGCCGGTGACAAGTGGTTGTTAAAAAAAGTAGCGCCGCGTTGAGTGTAAAGGTTTTTATAAAGAGAAGCAAAAAAAGAGCCAGCCGGTTCAACGAGATGTTTGGATATAAAGCTAGAAGCTTTAGAAATAGTTTCGGTAGAGAAGCTAAAGATATTGTTATTAAGAAAAAACCCAGCGCGCGCTGCGTTAAGAAAGGCGGACTGACCAAAACCTATAAGAGGGTTTTTAGGTTTATTATAAGAGCGGTAAATAGATGCGCCATAAGTGTCAAAGTCTGATTGAGAGGATCGAAGTCCAATAGCAATACGAAGGATATTAGAGATAGCTGGGGGGTTAGCAAATTTAGATAAAAGACGAGAGCGCCCACCTCCCCGAGAGGGGGAGAGGTAGGGTTCATCTACAAATGGATTACCTGTATAAACGGATCCTTGAAGGTAAGGATGAACAAGAGGGTCTATATTAGGTTTGTATGAAGCTGCGCGTTGTACATTTTGTTGATAGTTACTAGCAATAGTTTTAAGGTATTCATCGTAAGAGAGGATTTCTTGTCTAGGGCCTGCAAAGGTATAAGAGTTAGGGACTTTACTCATTCTAAAGAGGTCATACCGTTGAGGTGTTTCTGGCAAAATGAAAGATAAACCCATTTGAACGTTAGGGTTTTCGGATACAAAAGAAGAGGAGTAAATGTTATTAAGAAAAGAGTCAAACAGAGAGAAGGGAAAGTGAGAAATGGGGCCTAAAAAAGGTATAGTAGGGAGATTATATAAAAGGTTAGCCGTGCCGTAGCGAACAGGGTCAAATACTGCTTTATCTATAGCAAGCATAGTAGATAAAGCTGATCTAGTAAAGCGTTTATTATTAAAAGTAGAATCCCAAGAAGTAAAGCCCCAAACACCAAGGCCCATAGCAATCATAAGAGGAAGGGCGCTAACACCAAAGCTGTTAATAGCCAACATAGCCGCAAAAGCGGCGGCTGTAGTTATTAAGCCAGAAGAAGCAGCGTAAGCACCCTGATATTTTTGAAGACGGTTAGTAGAGGAGATAGCTAAAGTTAAGCCAGAGAGGACTTCATAAGGGCCATGTAAATCTTGGAATTTAGAAGCTAGACTAAAAGCGCCTTGAGAGGATTGTAAAACAAGGCCAGTAATACCGCGTTGTTGAATAATAGAGTTAAGATTTTTGACAGGAATAGAAGCAGTTTTATCAGCGCGGGCTACAGTTGAAGACAAGCTACTAGTTTGAGGATTAGGTTTTTGTACAGGAGGTAAATTAGCTTGACTATATATATCCTTTTGTAGTTGTAATAAGGCAGAACCTAAAGCCTTTTTTATGCGAGGGTCCAAAACCTCATCTAACTGAGTACTATCTATAATAGAGGTTAGTTCAGTCAGAATACTATCAACTTTGTTTTCTAATAAATTTCTCATATCATCAGTTATATCTAGTAACTCATAAACTTTTTTTGTCTGAGTAGTAGAGATAGTAACGTCTGTGTCTAAGAAATCAGTCAGTTTGGTTTTTAACTTATCAGTTAACTGTTTTGCTTTTGTATTAATATCGTCTGTTAGAGTTTGTTTTAAAGCCAAGTCAGAAGTTGTATTTAGCTGGTTTTTAAGTCTAGAAACATCACGTATATCTGATTGTATCTCTTTATCAATAAAGTCAATATTGAATAGAGAATTGTGAGCATTTTGTATACCTGAAGTAAGATGAGTTTCATTAAGAACATCAGTAATAGAATTGTTTATAACAGTATTATTAAGTTTTAACTTTTGAGATGAACTGTCAAAGGAGAATTTTATCTTTGAAACTTGCTCTAAGTTAGTTCTAACAGTGTTAAGTTCATTAGTAGTAGATTTAAGGACATTACCTGTTTGAATAGCATAGAGAGAAGTTAGAGTTTGAGAGCCGACAGCAATAATACCGCCAAGTGTAAAAGTAGCAAGGGGAATAGATTGAACAGCCAAAGCCAAGCCGCTAGAGATAGAGGAGTTACCAGATAGAGAACTAGCAACGTCTTTAAAAGTATCAAAAAAGTAACCTAAAAAAGGTATTTGGCTGGTTGTTTCTTTGTATTGTTTCGCAGCAATATCTTCTAAACCAATAGGGGTTTGTGAGTTAGAAGTAAAGCCTTTAAGAAGTGAAGTGACTCTGCTAATTAAGTTTAAAGAAGAATTAGAGTAGTTAGTACCTACAGTAGCATACATTTTAGGGAGAGAATCCAGAGGAGTATAGCTAAAAGGTATACGTGTATTAGCCTGGTCAATTCTTCCGGAGGCGTAGAGCTCTTTTAGTAAGGTATAAGCTAGTTCAATAGGTCTTTGATGTTTAAGATGTTGTAGTTGATATTCGCGTATAGTAATAGCAGTTTGGAAAGCGTGGCTGCTGTTTCTAATTAATCCATATTCACTTTGAGAGATATAACGGCTAAGTTTAGCGGGCTCTTTTCTAGGATAAGCAAAAAGACGGTGAAAGAGTTGTGTAGTAGTTTCGTCTTTAGAGCTAGCTTCTGATAGCATAGCTTTAAGTTGCATAGAGAAATCGGAGCTAGCAAGTTGAGCGGCAAGAGTAACCTTAGAGCCACTGATATCAGCAGAAGAGCTTTGAGCCTGAGTATAGCCGCGAAGTTTATTTGGTTGAGTTTCACTAATACCAAAAGGACCTGCAAGAGAAAGGAAAGCGTTAGGGTCATCTCTATAAAACAGGTTTTGTACACCAAAGATACCTAGAAGAGAGCGGGTAAGGTAATCAGCGTAAGAAGAAAAAGCTTCGCTAGAAGAGGAGGGGTTATAGCGCGCAGAAGAATAGTTAGATTGTAGAATGCGTTCTGTAGGGCTAAGCTGTTTAATTTGAGAATCAGAAATAATATCAAGGAATCCAAATCTAAAATTTTGTGAGTTAGTAGAGTTTACCAAAAGACCAACCGCGCCGAGTATAGCACTAATAGAGAAAATACGGCGAGCAGCAATATTAAGGCGTAAATTAGCTGTTCTTATTAGAGGTAGCTCGTAGTTTTTAAGTAAAGAAGGGTCAAGAGACTTTGTAGCTTGCTCATAGATCTTTTTAATTTCTTTTTGTTTGGTAGATATAAAATCAGTAGCTGTATCAGAGGGGTTAATATCTTGAGCGCGGCTAAAGACTTTAGCGTGGTGTAAACCAAAACCGTAAATTAATGTTATTGGGGCTACTGCTGTAAAAAATCTGTGTATCTCGCTAACTACAGGGTTTATAAATTGGGAACCTACGTTAGAAAAAGAACCTTCAGGTGCAGTAATACCGGAAGCATACATATAAGAAAGGATAAAAGGAGAAAATTTACGTGCTTTAGGGCCAATAGCTTTTATATAAGAGTCGCCTAATAAAGAAGTGCCAGCTTTAAGAAAAGCATTGGGCAGGGCTACCGTTAAAGATTGGCTATAGCCTACAAGATTACGGATAGTGTCAAAAGAAAAAGCAGTAAGATATCTAAAAGTTCTGTCTGAGGAGCTTATAGATTTAGGTAGTTTAGAAGCAAGAGTAGAAATATAAGAAGTAGCACCTAAAAAGTTTATAGCAGAACCTAAAGTAGTATCTTTATCAACAGATAAAAATTGTCCAGGAAAAGACAACAAAGAGAAAAACCCAGCAATTTGCATTTGTTGTTCATACTGCTGTTTAAGTTGGTCAACAGAGGTAGATGAAGGTGAAGCTAAGGATAAGAGAGACTTTTTATATAGTTCCCGTTTAGCCTCTACAGTATTGCGTAAAGGTCTTACACTAATACTAAAAGGAGCAGTAGGAATAGAGCCTGAACCGAGAATAGGAACAAACTGAAAACCCAAGCCATAAGTAAGAGCACTACCTTGTTTATCAAATTTACTAACTAAAGTAGCTTGAAATAACGGTGTTGGGATTTGACTAGAGAAGGTATAGATATAAGATGGGCGTTTATCCCTTCCGTAAGTCAGGTTAAGAGCTCCTAAACGCAAGACTTCCCTTGAAGCAATTTCATCAACAGTAGCTTTATTTGAGGTTTTTTGTGTAGTTAAAGACCTTTTAATAATGCTCATAACTTTTAGGCCTGCTGCCATCTCTTCAGAACTAGGCTTTTGGCCTTCTCCTCTATCAACGGATTTTATAAAGTTTAGAGTAGCTGCAGTGAGATTAAATACTGTTTGTGTAGCGATAAGTGCTGCGGAGCCTCCTAAAAAAGCGCCCATATAGCCGAACTTTAACCTTAGTCTATCTCCTCGGTCGCTAAATAAATATTTAGCTATGTTACTATCAAGATCTGGAGTTGAAGAAGAAGCAGCAGAAGCAGCGGCACGTAGTTCTTTTTCTGCAGTTCTTAATAGAGAGTCTGTAACACCTAAAGTAGAGAGGTCAACATTTTGGTAACGTGCTTGTAAAGTAGCGTTTAATCGAGAGACAGCGCTATAAGTAGATTTACGAGAAGGTAAAGCGTAGCCGCCGGTAATAAAACCAGATAGAATGATAGGGTATTTCAAGTAGAAAGGTATACCGCCAGTAAACTCTATTTGGCTTACACGGTTTTCGTCCTTAGTGCGGGTGAGGTTAAAATCAGCAAAGATTTGAGATATTAAATCGCCGCTGTTTTGCATTACATGAGGGTCTAACAACTTATCTAAGATAAGAATAGGACCAGCCGAAAAAAGTACAGAACGTAAAGTCTTATTTAAACCTTTATTGCTATTATCTTTAATTTTATCTATAGAGTCATTACTATAAAACTTTGTTGTTGTCGAAAACTTCTCATAATCTATAAGGTATTGGTCAACTAAGCTTTGTAATTTTGGGTCATCTAGCAAGTCCGCAATATCTGCTCCTAGCTGATTTTTTAGATTATCTGAAAGGTCTTTTAGAGGACTTGATAAAGTTCCCTTACTTAAGTCAGTTAAATCTTGTAATAGACCTGGGTCTACATTTCTTAAGAGTTTATCTATTCTCCTAGCGATTTTGACTTCATTTTTAATAAGTTTGTTCTGTAGGGTAAAAGCATTATAGCTTTCTGATATAAACTTATCTAATTTAACTTCTTTTACTTGTTGTAGAACTTGATTAGTAAAGGAAGTCAAGCCAGAGAAGCCGGGACCGATTAGGCTTTTAAGGGATATACTATCTTGAATAATCTGGCCGCTTGGGGTAATATTTTGTTGTTTAAGGGTAGTTACACCCCGAGCTTGTCTATAAGGTTTGTAGTATAGAAAAGGATTAGCAGGGATAAAACTGGCTAACGTGTCTAGTTGACTGGCTATTTCTTCCAGACGTTTATAACCAAAGTTATGTACATTAAGAATGTCATTATAGATGTCGTTGCTTTTAAAGATTAAACTGATACCCCCAGATATATTTTGTTTTAATTTACTTAAAGTATTTTCAAACAGGGTTTTGTCAACGTCTTCGTATACAGCTATATCTCGTATAATAGGTTCAATGATGTTAGTAAAATGGGAGCTATCAATATTTCTTAGAAAGCTAACAGTATTAAAAAGGGCGGGGCGATTACTCAAGGTATTAAAAGTAATTTGAGTGCTATCCACCCCAAAAGTTGATTTTTTAAAAGTAGCAATGGAGTTTAAATCAGAGGGGTCTAAGGAGCCGGTAGATATTGCATTTCTTACTAGATTAATATCTTTATCTATAATGTCACTTGATACTTTGAATGTATCAAACTGAGATTTAATTTCAGAGTCTAAAGAAAGGGGCGTCGAAGCTGCTTCATTAATAATATAGTTATAGTACTCATCTAGGACTTTACCTAATTGTGCAGGATTAGGAGAGGTTTTTAAGGCCTGAGTTACATCATTTATTACATTCAAGCGACTTATAGTAGTATCATCAAAGTATACTTTTTGTATAAACTTAGGAGTTTTTTGAAAGTCAAGTTGAGATATATAATCAGTACCTATATCTTCAAATTTAGCGCGGGCAATAGCGATACTATGAGTTATCCCAAAGTAAAAAGCAAGGGAATAAGCAGTGCTAGACATAGCAGAGCTAAAAGTATATAAAGTACTTTCAAAGAAACCGCGCCTGTCATCTTTACGATAAGCAGCTTTATGAAAGTCTTTCATATTACCATAAACTAGACCAGCTCTTAGGTCTTTGTAATACATGTTAGTATAATGACCAGTTAGAGTATCTAAGAATCGGCCTACGCCTTTGCTAATAGTAGAGAATAAACCATCATTAGGTTTATAGAGGTTAGGAAATCCAGCATTAATATAAGCACCAAGACCAATAGAAAAAGGGTGTTGTAAAGCAAAATCAGCATAGAAAGCTGAGAATTTTTCCAATGAAGATTGTTTATCCAACCCGTACCTTAGATGTTGGTAGATATCAGGCGTATTATTAAGGTTAAACCCATGACGAGAGTAGTACTCAGTAGGAATAGAAGTAGGAAGAAAGACAGCGCTGGAGTTAAGCTTATTATTTAATACGCCACCAATAGACAACATATCTGGCATAAGAAACTGAACTAAATCATTCTTTGTCGATATTCTTGTTTGAGCTTCTTTTATATCCCCCTCTGGATACATAGCTTTGTATAAGCGAAGCGCTGAGTAATCTTTATTTAATGCGGCTTGGTTAATTAAAGTTTCTAGTTTAGTTTTATTTAGGGTGATTGCCTTGTCGTCCTTTATATCCTGTTTTATAGCATCTATAACGGGTATACCAATACCTGAAGATCTAAACTGTAAACTAACTTCAGCAACATGTCGTGATGAGTTTTTACTGAAGTTATGACTACCAAGGTGAAGAGTATCTTTAGAAGCAATAACTTTAGCGTGGGGAAAAGCCTTAGAATTTTCTGGAACTATTAGTACATCAACACCACCTTCTAGTAAAATTCTAGCAAAGTTAGAGCTTTGTTGTTGGCCATCTACACCGAGGGGGTTTTTAATAAAAATAGAGACTTTTTTACCCTGTTTTTGAGCTGTAACAAAAGCGTTAGCTATGTCTGAGTCCGTTGCATAGGGCATAACCCCGTATATTTCGCCTTTAGATTCCTGTATCAAGTTAATAATTTCTTGTGTAGAATTACTGCCCATACCTCCAATACTTACTTTCTTAGAAGTAAGTTTTTCCTGTAAAGGTAAAAAGGTATCAGAAGGTTGTGCGGTAGCTAAAAAAGTAGCTACCTCTCTAAGGTCTTTTGCGATTTGGGGGTCATTACCGGAGATAGCATAGTTAATTTGTTTATGTCGTTTATCGGCCGGGGTATTATAGACTTCAACTAAAGTATTAAGATTACCTGTGGACACAAAATAACGGTCTGAGCGACCTTCTTCTTCTACAAAGAATTTAGAGTGAACAATATAATTACTAACCTGATTTTGGTTAGAAGAGTTCTTACTATATTCTACAGCATAAGGTATAGTTTTATTAGTAACATCAACACCACCTAAAAGAAAAGTTCTAGAGAACATAGCAACTGCGTGATGAAACCAATTGCCTCTTGAAGGTTGTGGAGTATCAGAATCCGTGCCAACAGTTAAACCATAAGCTTTTAAAGCTGAATTAGGTATAAAGCGCATACGAGCTGTATTTAGCTCAGAAAGATGTGTAGAGTCTATAGTAGTAGGAGAAAACACATAGCCAAGACTACCAACAAAGAGAGAGACTAAAGCCTTTCTACCAAAACTACCTGGTTTAAAAGAACCTGACTTAGGGGTAGTAGAGAAAAGGTTTATAGAATTAGAAACAACAGGTTCTGCTAAGTATCCTAATAAACCATATTGCAAAGAATTAACAAATCGAGCGGTGTTGACGCTTTCTGTACTTTGTTTCTGCTCTTCAGAGGTTTTATATATAGGGTTACCGGTAAGTTTTTCAGATGCATAGTTTATTATTTCTCCTACGCCGGAATTAAAAGCACCTATAATTTTAAGACTCAGAATAGAGTTTAGTGCTATAGATGAACTTTCTACCATACTCTCGGTTAAAGAGACATTACCGGGTCCCATAGAAACAACAATTCCATCGTCTTTAGCTTTTTCAGAAAAGACTTTAAGAAACTGTGGGTTTGAGGATAGTTCGTAAAAAGCACCTTTTAAACTATTAGGTTTAGACTCTTCTAAAAATCCCATTAAGCCTTTACCTATGTCCCGTGAATTATAAAATGTATGTTTTTTATCTAAGAGAGTGCCGAAAGGTTTAGGTGTAGTATTAGTAGAAGTAGAAGCTAAAGAGGTATTTGAAGCTAGTAATATAGAGGAATTATTAAAAAGAGAAAGTTGAGGGTTATTAGAGGTAAAAGAGGAGAAAGAACTTAAAGAAGAAGGATTACTAATAGAAGGGTAAAGTGTTTGAGCTGTATCAGCTAAACTAAATGAAGACCTTCTATTCTGTTCTAAAGACTCTAACTCCATACCTTTAAGACCTTTTTATATTGTGTATTTTAACGTAAGAATAACAAGAGAGATAGTTAATTATTTGGTAGTGTATTTATGTTATATTCAACCAACTGGTCGACAGTTAGAGCTGGTTGAAATGTGATATTGATGATAGTATTAAGAAGGTTGTCAGAGAAGACATTAAGCATATTATTCTCATAAGAGAAAGAGGAAGAGGAGTTAACTGAGAGAACGTCCCAGAAAGTGAGGGGAAGGGAGTAGGGGTTAGTATTAAGCAAGAAAGAATAGGAAGAGATAAGAGGGCGGCTACGAACAATCCAAACTTGTTTATCAAGTGGTTTAGAGACATCTTCTTTATAGTAAGAGACATGGTAGCGCCCAATAGGAAGGTAAATATCAGAGGGGACAAGTTCTAGTTTAAGAATACCGTTTGAAGGGAATTGAATGCGAAAAGGTTGAGGGAGGTAGTGTTGAATAGAAGGGCGAGAAGAACGAGGTGGTTGGATATAAAGAGAATACTTAGTAAAGTCAATAGTCGGGGTTACCTCGTTAAGTTTATAAGCAGAGACTAGTTCTAAAGCAATAGGGCTATAAGTTAAAGGTAGGACAGGATTATAAAAAAGATTAGTATTAGACATAGAGGGAAGAAAGTATTAGAGGGTAGAAGAAAAGATAGTATTAGAGGTTAAAAGAGATGGAAGGAGAGAGGGAGGAGAGGGGCTAGAAAGTAATAGCTAAACTAACGTATAGGAAAAAGTAAGAGAAATTAAAAAGGTAGCCGCGCGGCTACCTTTAAAACACACAAGATAAAAAATGTTTAGTTACTACTCTGGCTTTTTAGTACTTTCTAATTGTTTTAGAATATTAGCTTGGAGTATAGCATCTAAATCTTCTATCTCTATTGCTGTAGAGGAATCTCCTAGTATATCGTCCCAGTTACTTATATTTCCTTCCTCATCTACAAGTGCTGTAGTTAGCTTAGTTTTGTAATTATTGTCTAAGTAAACGTTATATACTTTAAACTTAGTGTTATAGTAGGAGCCTTCTGCTATCCTTCGTTGAAATCTTCTAAGAAAGTTAATGCTGTTAGTTTCCACTAAAAACTGTAAGTTTTTAGTTTTATAGTAATCTATTAATATATCAGCTAGAGCTACTTGTAATTGAGGGTCTAAGCCAGCATCAGGGTTATCAAGAGCCAAAGTAGTATCGTTACTAACAAATTCTAATAAGATTAGTAATTGTAGAATGGAGTTAACAGAAGTACCAAGTTTATTAACCTCAACTTTAAAGCCATCAAACGTTTTAGCAATAATCTTATACTTATTAGGTTTAGTAGTAGATTGTTTTAACGATATAGATTGAACAAGATTAAGATCAGAGAGAGTTTTAGAGAGAGTAGCTTCAAAGTTAGGGACACTTTTTTTAAGAGCTATAAAGAAAGGATAGATATACTGACCATTAATGCCGGCTAAGAAAGTGATAGGGTCTTTAAGGTAGTAATAGTTAGGAATAATAGCGCGGCGGGAGTTAAGATAAAGAACATGTTCTGCGTTACGTTTATAATAAATATGTCTAAGGATAGATGATTTACCTGTGTTGTTATGCCCCATAAAAAGGGTAATAGGGGAGAGAGAGAAATGTAGGCTATGGCAGGAGTTAAACCTATCAATCTGGTGTTTTGTTAACATAATAAAGAACAGTAACTATAGAGCTAAAAACACTGTAACCAAGAACAAAATAAGTTAGAAAAATAGGCACTATGCTGTAATAACAGCCTAAAAGAAGCAGAGTTTAAAAAGAGCTAAATATCATCAGAGAGCCAGGAAGGTTCGCTAAGATATTTAGAATCCCATTTAGAATAAGATCTTTTAACTTGAGTTACTAACTCTTTAGCTGAAGAGAATCCTAAATCTGCTAAATCATCTTTAAAAGGTATAGGTTGAGTAGGTTTTACGGAGTTACTAACAGGAGTTGCTGTTAAATTAAAGTCTGACATTAGATGCCACACTACGGCTACACAAGCATCTGCGATGTCTTTAGAACCGTCTCGCCTATGATCAATCTTTTTACCCTTTATTAATTGTATACCAAAAAGCTCATCTTTTAGCTTAGAAGACCAAGGGGAGTTATTAGGTAGAATAACACGCTCCTCATGAAGCATTTTTCTAAAGAAGTCGTACAATTCAAGTTGTTTACCTTGAGAGAAAGTAATAACGGAAGCGTTTAGGCCATTATTTCTAAGATGTTGAACGGTTTCGGGGTTATAGTGGTCAGAAGTTATTTTAGATAGAGGGCGGCGGTTATGTATTTCATAAATGCATTTATAAATATTAGTTATACCAACTTGTTGGTTAACATCAGGTTCCCAGACAAGAAGACCATCAATAATAGCAAACCTATCACCTTTAATAGTTTCTCTATGACCAAATGCGATGGCATAGCTATCACGAACGAAAGCTGGGTCTAAGTGCATAACGCTACCGTTAATAGTAGGTAGAATATCATCAATTTGAAGGCGAACAATAGAATCAGGAGATTTTAATTTAGAGACAGAGATAGAAGTAGAGCCTCTAAAAGCTTTTTGTATATCATCATCAGTAAAGAAAGAGTAAGCTTTATTAAAGCGAATACCTTCAAATTCAAGAGCAGCTTTTCTAGGGTCTAACAAATATTCAGATTGAACTACAGGATTGTCTCTAGCGGCGTGTACGGGGTTTAAATCCCAAGAACGTAACCTAAAGCCTAAAGTACCGGGAGACTCTTTAGTAAGACTGTACAGCTTTTGTATAGCATCGCCATCACACCAAGCGGAACTAATAGCGATGCGTTTAGCATCTTTACCAAAAGTTACACCAGAGATACCAATATTTGACCATAATTGGAGAGCATTGCTTTCATCATTATCTTTACCTTCGTCATCAAATCTAGCCACTTCATCCATAACTAAGCAAATAACAGAAGAGCCGACCTGAGAAGCTGAATTTGAGTTACCGCTGTATATATATAACAACTTATCAGGGTACTTTATTTCTTCTTCGCCTATAATTACTTTCTTTCTATCAACTAACCTTTTTATAGCAGGTATGTGCTCAAGTAAAGCTTTTGCTTGAGCGAATATAGTACGTTTAGTTTGAGTAGCACTAGTAGCGATACAGTAGATAGAAATAGGGGTAGAGGTAGCAATACCGTAGTAGAGTTGGGGAGATTTCATAAGACAGAGTCTACAGAACTCAAAGGCGACAATAATAGAAGCGGTAAAGCTTTTACTACCTCTACGACCAGCTTCAACAATAAGAGCTTGGAAAGGTTGTTGAGGGGGGTAATTAGAAATAGGGTTAAGGGAGGTACGGTCAAGAGCGTACCAAGCCTCGAGTATAGAGATTTCGTCGTCAGATAAAGGGAGGCTATAAAAAGTTTTAAGAAGAACCCATTGACGGGGGTTTAATTCTTTAACGCCCCAGCTAACTTTATCTATTTGATTCTCTACAAAGTCTACAATATTAAACTCTTCAGTTGCGGCACCAAACTCATCTTGGATACTATCAGCTAAATCATCAAGAAATCCATCAAGGTCAAACCCTTTATTCTTAATAGACATAAATATAGTTAGTAAACTGTTAAAACTAGGTAAATGTACTCTTAAAGGTTAATAAAAGAGACAGCAAATTCATTAGGTTGAATAGAGAGTTGTTGCCCAGCGACAACAGTGAGGGGGGTAGACAGTTTAGATGCCAGTAGAATAGTGGTATCAGCAGCTAAAAGACCAGCATAGTAAAGAGTATTATTGGATATAATATTTACTTGAATAGTATTAGTATTGTAGATATATAGATTATCAACAGAAATAGCGGGAGTAAAGATAGCGGAGATAGTACCGGTAGTAGGGTTTAGGAAAGGGTTAGAGGTATAGAAGCGTATAGAGGTTACAGGAGTAAAAGAAGTAGGGAGAGAGGGGGTAGAGTTACTAGAGATAGTACCGCCATAGACAATAGACTTAAGTATAGAGGAAGAGATAGAAGAATTAAGCATAAAAGATTAGTAAAGGTATAAAGGAAAGAAATAATAAGACAAAAAATCAGACAATAAAAACAGTAGAACCTACAGATATTTTAGCGCCTATAGAGACAGTAGTAGAGAAAGAGGAGATAACGTAGTTAGTAGCAACGGTATTAAAATAATGAAAAGAGTATTTATATATAACACCAGCGGGGGCAACAAGAGTAGTAATGTGGTGGAGATTATTAGGAGCGGGTATATTATCTGTAAGATTAACCAAACCGGTTAAGTTAGAGAGGGGAAGGATATGAGTATTAGATTCATTAGGGGAGGGGGAAGTACCGGGAGCGGGGCTAGTTTTAGGAGAAGAATAAGGTAATCCTGGAGTAGTTCTTAAAGCGAGAGCATTAGAAGCTTGAGTGTTAATTTCTCTTGATACAGGGTAGAAGACAATAGATTGATATTGTGGGCCCGTAAGGAATTCATGGTTATATACTGTTATATCTGTAGTATAAGTTTTAGTTTGTCTATCTAAAAGAATTTTATAGTTAGGTACAGTATCAAAATAGCGTGTGAAGTTAGATTTAAAGAATAGGTTTAGTTTTTCTATAGGGTTTAAAGTGGCATCTAACAAGATAGAGATATAACTTTTTATAAGAGGTTCTGCTAGGTATACAGAAGGTTTTAAGATAAAACTAGCCAGGCGGCGCAGTATGTAGGAACTAGAAGAGAATAAAGGCTGTTTTAGTAAGAAGAGGTGTAAAGTAATATAAAAAAAAGCAGATGAATACGCGTGGATAAGTGAGCCTATAGTAGTATAAGAGTTTTCTTCGTTAGTGCGAGAAGACCAGAAGGGGCCTTCTGGGAGAGATAGGATAAAGAGATTTTTAATATAAGAGGAATAAGCGCGGCAGCTAGTAGCACCCGTATCAAAAACGTAGTTAGATATAAGTTTAAACTTAAAGGAGTAGCATACAATAGGAGTTAAGGAGTTAATATTAAGGGTTGAAACAGATTTAAGTTGAGAATCCAGTTTAAACTGTTCAAATAGCCAAAATACCCAAGTAGGCCTGAAGTCAAAAAGATAGAGATTTGTAAGAGAAGCGACTAAGAAATCTAGTTCTGTATAAGTTGAGTTAGTACCTTCTAAAGTAGAGAGACGAGAGGAGTTATAGCTAGTCAAAAGCAAAGGAGCTCTAGGAAGGTCAAATTCGCAGTGCCACCAAAGTTTATAGGCGATAGTACTTAAAGTAGAAGAGTCAGAAAAGATAGAATATTGAAGGATATCGGGTACAACTGGAAGTTCAAGAATAGCCAGATAGAGTTTAGCTGCTTTATAATGGATAATAGAGTCATAATCAATAGAGAGAAAAGAGTTAAAGAAGAGAGAAGTAACGCAAGAGGTTATAAAAGAGAGGTCTTCGGTATTAATACCCTCATCAGAAAAAGAGCCATAAACAAAGTTATTAACGGGGTTAACATATTGAGAGGAGATAAAAGAGAGTAAACGAGCTAATTGAATACAATCTTCATAGAAGTTATTAATAGCAAGATGAAGGTTAGACTTAGAAGTTAGATATTGAAGTGATAAGCAGACGGAGAGACCAAGAAGGGAGTTATCGTATATAGAATTAGAGAGAGGGGTCAAAAAGGAGTTAATAACAACCCCGCCGTCAGTTTGAGAAAGGCTTTGATTATCTATAAAGGAGTTAATAAGTCCATTAAGAGTAGAGATAACTAAAGAGTCGGAGTCAGTTGCGGCGGCTAGTATTAAACCCCAAGCTATAGAAGATATAGATTTAGTAGTATCTGTTACTGATACTGAACACTTACAGCCAGTTTTATAGTTTGGTAAAGTATAAGTAACTGGTGTGTTATTAGAGTCAAAACCCGAAGTAACTACAACAGATTCATTAGGGAATTTTAGTATATTAGAACCATCAAAAGGAAAAACAATTTGGTATGTATAAGAGTTACCTATATAAGGCTTTAGTTTAGGTTGATTAGTATTTAGGAATGTTATAAGTCTAGTTTCCTGACTAGGAGTAATGGTACTAGTAACAGAAGAAATAGTTAAAGTAGAGTTAATAGCTGATTTGCTACTAAGAAGTACAGGATGGGAACAGGTAATAGGAGTAGAATGGAGAGGGGCAGTAAGAGTAAAAGGGGAAAAGGAGGGGGAGAGAGGAGAAATATAAAGAGAGCGGGAATAAAGAGAGGGGTCAGAGCTAAGGTTAGAATAAGATAATTCTAAGTCAGAAAAACTAGAAGAGCCTTGGGATTTAAAGAAAAGAGAAGATAAAGTTTGATGCATAGTTATAATTGATAAGTAGGAAGAGTTAGTTTAATTGAAGAGACAACAACAACTTGATCCATATCAGGGACAATATCTGTAGTAGGTTCTGTAATAACTACTTTAGATACAAAAGGGAGTATAGCAGTAGTAATAGAAGATAGAAATAAAGTTTGTCCCAAATCTAAGGTAGCTACGAGGTCTTCAATAGCAAAAGAGATTTGAGAGTTTATAGTTGTAAAATCTGAGGAAGACGAGTAAGGTACAACAGATATAGCTAGTTGAACATATTTTATTTTTGCTTCATTAATAGAGATACTTATACCAGCGGGTATATAAGGTAGTAAAGAGGATTTTAATTCATCTACTTCCGTATCAGAATAAAAAGTAGTACCATCAAGGGAAGAGAAGCGAACCCAAAGTTCAATGATACCGGGAAGGCGATTTTTTACAAAAGATTTAGAGACATTAGGTTGTAATTGAACAGCGTTTTTAATAAAAGGAAGAGAGGAAGTGCGGTCAAGAGTGGTAATAAAATTTAAGAACCTACTTCTAAGAGAATCATCGTCTTCTTCATCAGCGCCGCCGGTAAAGTCGCCAAAGAAAATATTGTTAGAGGAGATAGAAGAGCCAACAAAAAAGTCAATAGTAGGAAAATCGGGTGTGAAAAGAACTGTCCCTGCGGGTAAATTATTAGAGAAGCCAGTTGTAAGGGAAGAAACAGGGATAATAGTGTTAGTAAATGTTGTAGTTACAGCTGACTGAGATGTAGCAAATTGAAGGCCGTTATCTAGGTCTGTAAGAATAGTATTATTAGGGATAGAGAGAGAAGTAGGAGTAGGTTTAACGATAACGGAACCAAAAGACAAGGAAGCAGGAAAGCGTTTTATAGAGGGTGTATATATAAGATTATCAAGGTCTAAGCCTGTAGCTGTAAGAGGGGAAGAGGAGGTAAAAACATTAACAAGTTGAGATTCAAGGTCAGCTATAACAGTAGAATTAGCGCGGGCGAGAACATAGAGAGGGGAAGAGGGGTTAAGTTGGAGGTCTAAGCCGGAGCCAGCTTGTTCAATTGAGTTTAAATAGTCATCAAAGATATCTTGAAAAAGTCTAGGATAGTACATATAAGTAAGAATAGAAGAGAAAGAGCTAAGAGTTATTAACTATAGTAGAAGTAAAAGAGTTAGAGTCAGATGGGTCAAAGGAGTCAGAGGGTTTATATGTAACAGAGATATTACCATTACCAATATAATCAGAGGAGATAAAAGTAACTCTAGGGTCTAGAGAGAGAGAGGATTGGATAGTATCTTGAATTTCGGAGTCATTGAGTTCTGATTCAGGGACAGAGAGGAAAGAACTGAGATAGCAGCCGTAGTTTTCGTCGAGAGGGGAGATATTATAAGAGGGTTGGTCATTGTCGTCGACAGTAGTTAGAAGGCAGTATCTGGAGTAGGAAGAGGGATTAGTAGAAAGACGGGTAGAGACTTCGTGTTGAAAGATTTGGGGGTAGTATACCCAATCAAGGGACAAATCACCTTGTGTAAAGATTAAGCCGCGCATAAAGGAATTAAGAGGTTAAGAGGTTAAGAGGTTATAGGTCTATAGGTTTATGGAGGGAATAAGGAGTGCCGATATCAAAGGAAGCAGCGGGGGCTGTAATTTCAATTTCTTTATCAGCTATATTTAATAGTCCCTTAGTGTATTGGTCATAAGCTGATACTACTATTCTATATAAACCAGGCTCCCATACTGAAGAACCATAAAACTCTATATAGCCTTTAGAATTAAGATCATTTCCTACTAATAGCACGCTGTCATATAAATATAGTGTCCATCCTAAGTAACCATCCTTATGATGCACAGGAGTATTTACCTTTACCTTTAACGCTCCCAGCTTTGCAGTTTTGTTTATAATTTTATATCTTATATCTTGTGGTTTATATATATTTTGTATTGTACCTAAATCTTTTTCTTTTAGCTGTGCAGTATCTCCACTGACATATACAGCTTTAACACCGGAAGAAATAGAATCTATATAGAAAGTACAAGTACCGTTAAGAAAAGAGACTAGCTGACCAGGTTTTGGGATAACAAAAGTAGAGGTAGGGGAGAGGACAGCTAGAGGTTTAGAGGGGTTAGAGAGGTCAAGACTAGTAATAGAGTAGTGTTCGGTAGGGTTATATTTATTAGCAATAAAACTAGAAGCGGGTTCAAAAATAGAGTTATCCATTATACAAGAAGGTTTCTGTTACATAAAGGTTAGTAAAAAAGTTAGACTAATGTAGTAGGTTTAACCGGAGGAGGAGTAGAGACAGACGGGGGGTTAGGTGGAGATGAAGGTTTAGGTTTATCTGTTTTAGAGAATAGCTTAGAGATAGTACTAGAGGCCATAGAAAGACCTTTACTGCTAAGTTCTGAGACTGCTGTACTAGTATTACCGCTAGCTGCGTCTGCAGCGGCTTTAGGGCTTATAACATCTTCTATAGAAGATTTTACTTCTTGGTCCTTAACAGAGTTTGTATTAGTAGAAGGGCTAGTAGGAACGATAGAGGGGGGGACATTAGAATCAGAGGAAGCGACAGTACTAGCGGATTGAGCGGGGCTAGTATTAGTAGGAGGTAAACCAGTTGCCTCAGAGGTTGACTCAAATTTATTAGTATCTAAATTATAAGTAACTTTACGAGAAGCGCCCATACCAATACGAACTGTACTCCCATCTAAAGCTAAAATATTAGTAGCAGATACTTGTATATCCTTATAGGATGTTATATAGGTTTCTCCGCCAGAAACAATAGTAGTAGACTCCTTACTAGAGTAGATAGATTCTCCGCCGGATATATACTTAGAGTCTTTCTTAGAGATAGAATACAAGTCTTTATAGGATTGATGGTAGACTAACTGATGGGCTCTTACGGTATAGTCTTTAAGACAAGTAGTAGTAGAGCTTAGTGCTTCTAAGGAAGAAGTTGTTAGTATTTCTTCAGATTTAGAGTAAGAAGATAGAACTACTTCCCCATCACATTTTACATAATGTTTATTTAGATACTGATATAGTCCTTCACTGCAGTAATCTATTTTAGTAGATGTTCGTGTAGTGTATAAAGAGTCTACTGAATCCCACTTATATTGTGCATTTAGTCTATTAATATCGCTAATGATAGTAAAACAAGAGCTTTTAAAGGTAGTAGTACTGCTGTTAACATAAAATAAAGGAGTATTAATAGAAAAGTCTCTATCACAATTAAAAAGAGTAGTGTATGTTTTACAGAAATAGGACTGATAGGTTTGGATATGCCTGTCTTTGGAATATAGATTTTTAGAGTCTTGAACCCATACATTCCATTTATTATTAGAAGAATCTAGTTGAGTCTTATATCCTTTTAGATAATCGACACTGTTTTTATGTCTGTTTGTAGGGTTAAGACTTTTAATCCAGTTAGTAATAGCTTGTAAGTCATTATCAACGTGATTATCTTTAACATTAAAAGAAACACCTGCGAGGCTATATAAGTTATTAACTTGTTTAGATACGCAATGGTCTTCTTCATAATAAGCGGCTTTGATGTAGTTATGGTCAGGCTTTTGATTAAATTTAGGCTTAGTATTAGGGAAGCACTTGCTGAGGTTATTAGCAGTTTTTAAATCGTTATTGACAGAAAAAGTAGAAGAGTTAAAAGAGGTAGAGGAGTTAGAGAGGGAGGAAGATGGTTTAGAGCAAGAGATAGAGACAGAGCGGCTGTAGTTATTAATAGAAGAAAGCTGAGAGAAGAGAGCATAGTCTTTAGGGTAATCAGAGGGGACAGCATAGACTTGGACTTGACCTTCTGAATCAAATTCAATGTTGTGGAGAGAACTATTAGCCGAGCTGTTGTTAGTAGTAATAGTAACCTGTGGTGTTATATCTCCGGTATAGACAGGAATCAACTTATAAACTTCTGGATTAGCGCCAGACACGCGTATAACAGTAGATTTAGTGCAGATAGGGTTATCACAGGTTATGTTTATAGTTTTTAAGCTTCCTATCCCAGGAATAGTTTTTGTACTCTCTACGGTATTACCAGAAAATTGTTTTGCCATAAAATAAGCCTTTTAGTAACTAATAATTCTTATACAAAAGAGTACAACCTGTAATCATCTTTATCAGAGATAGTAGATTTAGACAAAGCGAGCCAAGCAGTTATATCTTTTTGGATAGAAGAGAGTTCAGAATCAGTTTGAGTAAAAGTAGAGAAAGCGGATAAAGCGGATAAAGAATCAAAAGCGAGACAGAGTAGACGAGAGATTTGAAGGGTAATAAAGTTAAACTCTTTAGAAGATTCAATTTGTGCAAGGGAAAGGGAGTAGAAAGAGGGGTCGAGGTAAGTTATAAACAAAGCGCAGCGTATATAAGATTCACAGATAAGGGATTGAAAGAGGAGAATAAAGCCAGAAGGAGGGAGTAAGCGAGAGACATTATAGAGAGCATTTTGAGTCTTATCTTGTTGTATAACAGGAACTAAAGGGAGGACAGAGCTAAAGATTTCAGGTTGGTATTCGTGGAAAAGAACGCGAAGTAAAAGATTAGAGAAAGAGGAAGGAATTACAGCGCGCGTTCTGGCGTAGACTAAAAGGAAATATTCTTTTGAAGTAGGTTGTAAATCAAAGAGGTCTTTGCTGTAGGTTTCTATCAGATTAACAATTTCAGGAGTAAAGCCACAATCATTAATAATATCTAGCAAGCGTTGGTTAGGTAATTTATCATAGTTTGAGCCACAGATAGACCATATAAATTTTAGAGTTTCTTCTATAACTAGAGGAAAAGGCAGCTCGCTATCAACGTACTGGCTGTAATAAGCTAAAGAGCCGAGCTCCCCACCATAAGTAGGGGGGTCTTTTAACTCTGCTATACTAGGGCCAGTATAGGGCCATATATCATCAAAAGAGAGAGTTTGCCATGTTTGTACAGCCTTATTAGTTAAAGAAGTTTCTTGTGTATCTGAGTACTGAGTATTTCTTATAAAATGCTCATAGGCTTTATATACAAAATAATCTCTATAGTTAAGAAGAGTAGGAGATTTTAGGTTAAAGGAGTTGTATTTAGATGCTTGTTCTTGTAAATTAGCCTGAGCTAAAGTTATATCAATACTGCGCCATTGTTCTGTAGAAAGGCGCTCAGGTATTTCATAGCCAAATTTCTGGCTGTACGGAGATAAAGGTAAACCAACTTTATACTGTACCATGAACTGGTATTGCTCCTAAAACGTAATTAAAATAATATCGTTGGATGTTTTCTAGCAAGTCAGATAGAGGTTTGATATGTATAGTAATATAGCAGTTACTAGATTTATTTACTAGTTCTATAAAGAACTTATTAATATCTCTATCTTTAATAGGTTGTAAGATACTAGTATAAGAAGGGTCAACAAGCAAACACCAGTCGATAAGGTACATAGGGTCTTTAAGAAAAGAATCAATACTAAAAGGTTTAAGTAGAAGAAAAGTTTCAAGATACTGTTGAAGTAAAGATTGTGAAGTTAAAGACTTAATAGTTTGTTCGATGTAGGAGCTGCTATACTTAAAAGATTGAATAAAAGTAGAGTTAAGAGATTTAGTAATAAAAAACTGAAGAGAACAGACAGGGATACCAAAAAGGGAATCAGGACAAGAAAAAAGAACAAGATCAAAGAGATCATAGAAAGAGGAATAAGTAATAAGATTGCTATATGCTTTAACTACTTCAGTCGGAAATCTAACAGAATAAAGGTAAAGTTTGTCTACTAAGAGAGTATCAGTATCTTCGTCCTCATCTAAGAAAGCTGGTGGGGGTGTAATAGTATTAGTATATGATTTAAACATAAAAGTAATAGAGTTAGTGGTTATAAACTTTATAAGTATTTAACGTATAAAGTAAACTTAGTTTAGTAAAATACTAAGAGTTTGTTAAGGGGTAGAAGCAAGTTGGGAGGAGGCAGGGTTACCCGGGCTTAAACGAGGTGCACTAGGGGACTGCCCTGGGGGAGCTAAAGGTGCGCCAACACCTATACCTGCTATAGATTTAGTTTTTGGGGTATCACTTTTAAGGGTAGCGACGCAGGCATCATAGCGCGCGGCTACAGTTGAAGCTTCTTCTTGTTGAGCTTGTGCAATTAACTCAGGAGAGATATCTGGCTCAATCTTAGCTAGTCTCTGTTCCTCTGTCTGAATACTAAGTTTTTCTTCTGGTATTCTTTTTTCTTCAGCCTCTATTTTTTTTGTAAGCCGATCTATTTCTTTTTGTGTTTTATCTATACTATCTTGACTATAAAGATACGATTCTTCTTTTTTATCTTTTAGAATTTGCTTATTGATTTCTAATAACTCTTTATCTACTAGTAAACTTTGTTCAGCACGCTCAAGGGCTTGCTTTCTCTTTAGAAGGTTGTTTTGCTTTTTAACAAAGGTTGTAGCCTTTTCTTTTTCTTTTCGTTCTCGTTCTCGTTTAGCTTCGGTTGCTTTGCTATATAAAATATCATCTACTATATATTTACTAGCTTGACTCCATAAAGCTCTAGCGGTACCTTGTAGGGGAGCTGGGACCTGATTTAATAGTTCATTAGGTAGCTGCTCTATAGTTTGTGTTAGTTTTTCTTGGTCAACGGATAGCCCGGCGTTCTTACCGCTTGCCTTTATAGTAAAGGGACCGGATTCAAAAACTCTAGAATCATCATCTGGGTCTCTGCTAACAGACACGTGAAATAAGTCTGGTAGGTTTTTGTTAAGCTCGTCTAAGCCGTAACTTATTGTTCTATCGACATATATATCTGATGCTCTACCTAAGTTAAACTTCTGTCCGCGCATTTGTATATAAGTAGTCGCGTTACCATTAACTACTATAATATCATCTCTAACTCTATATTCTTTTTGAGTATCTTGTTCTAGCTCATTTTTTCTTATTACAATATCGCCGACTTCTAAGCCTAATTCTGATGCGCTTACTTGAAGAAAGGGGGGTAATAACTTATTAACCTCATCTACACCAGAGGTTATAAAAGGGTTAAAGATGTCGCCGCCTACAGTTACAGTATCTTCCCTAACGTCATACACTATTTGCCCAATAGAAAAGTTTTTTACAAAAACATCACCATTCTCATCTCTTTCTATAACTATATTTACTTTAAGATAGTCCGGTAATACACTGTTTAAAGCAGTTAATGCAAACTCTTTAGCTACTCCTAATAGTACTTGATTAACAAGTTCATCTCCAACCTGTTCTAGAAAAGTCTTAGTCTTTTTTTTAGACTGTTTAGCAGTCTCCTCCATACACTTAGTTACTTCTCTAAGCCTTTTTAGATATGCTTGTAACTCTTTATTTTCACTAGCTGATTTGGTTGTATATATTTTTGCAAAGGCTTGTGTTACTTCAGTATCTGTGTATAGAGTATAATTATCATCTTTCTTAAATACTTCAATGTTAATAGTCCCGTCGTCTTTTATTAAACGGTTAACATAGTTTGCCTGCTGGAAGTTTAAAGCTGTCTGTAGATTCTTTATATCTTCTTCCTGCTTTCTTATCCTAGCTTCTTTCTGAGTTGGAGTTTCATATTTGTCTTTTAAACTAAGAGCAATATCTCCATCCTCTGTCTGTGCGTGAACCAGGTCTCCATTTAGTTTAAACTCTTTGTTACCAGGTGCAAAAACCTTTATACCTTCTTTAGTGTCTGCTTCAAATGTAAGTTTTAATATATCATTTTTATTCTTTGACCTCCTAAACCCTACGTTTGGGAGAGAATAGCCCGCAGTAGACAATTCTGTCGGATTATATATCTTAGCGGGTAGTAAAAGCTCGTCACTTTTACCATCTTTAATATCTTTAAATGCGGAATCTCTTAGTCTTTTTTCATCATTAACATTGTATGAGTTTATAATTAAAGGATTTAGGCCTTGGTCCGCCGCAGAGAAAAGTATAGCTACTAAATCTCCTGGTTTTGGCTTTTGATCTGCAACCGCCGCTGATAATTCTACTTCAATTTTAGAACCATCGGCTATTAAATATACAATAGCTGTGGTAAGTTTAAGTTCAGTTGGCCCCTTTATAACCCTACCAAAAACTATCTTGTCTGGAACTTTATTGTGCCTAAGGCTTTGTGTTACTAAAGGAGATATATTTAAGGCTGCCATATCAATAAGGATTTGTTAATGCTAATATACTGTAAAAACCGGGTTTGCCGTCATTAAATTGGTGTTGAACATTCTCTATTCTCCACATACTATCTATATCCTCTAGTACAGTTATATCAGCTATGTTAGAGCTCTCACTAGTAGCAGAGGATGGGTTCGGCTCGGGTGTGCTAGCAGGGTCGTCTGAGTTCTCAGAGGAAGGGTCAGTAGTAGCAGAGTCAGTAATAGCAGAGCAATAAATATTTGTACCTTCAGTTAGAGATTGTACTGTCAAGTCACCTGTTTTTTTTATACCATGAACAGAAACAGGGGTAGACTCAGAAGATGAACTTTCAGTTACAGATACATCTCTGTCAATAGCGCTTACTATGTCTTTAATCTCTTGTTTGTAAAGATTGGCATAAGACATAGCATTTTGTCTTTGTTTAAAAGATTCTTCTAAAAGAGTTTTTTGGTTTTGAGGGGTAGTGGTATTTTTAGGCATAGAGCCAATAACCTGAATAAGTTCTCCAGGGGATAAACTAGGGTCTCCTAGTAAATGTAGCTCAGCCGCTCTAACAGGCTTACCAACACGGCGTATATAAGCAATAGCAGTTGCAGCATACTCAGCTGGTTTATTTAAAGTAGAATCGGTGATAAAAACATAGCTACAGGGAAAACCTCTCTTCTCAAATCTTACAGGGGTACTTTTAACATGAAGAAAGTTAGATGAGGGGTTTTGACCAGTACCATCATTTTTAATAATTACATTTGATCTCCATGATATTAAACTGTTTTCTTCTTGATAAGCTATTGCTATTTGACTGGGATGTAAATTGTCTATAGAATTATCTTTATTGTATAGCTTGCCTAAACCGGGAGGAGTTATCCTATTAAAATAAGTTCTATATAAGAGTTTAGGATTGCCTAAGCCTTCTGTACTAACAAATCTGGCAGAATAGTAATAATCTCCAGTAACGTTATGAGCGAATACTTCAGTGTAATAGACCTCTTGCAGAGACATATACTTTAAATAATCAATAGGTAATCTATCAACAACCATATGAAAACTGACTTGATCTTGCTCCCCATAATCCTGTCTAGTACTTTGAATATAGAATGTAGGCATTATAGAAACAGGTAATTGTTTCTTAGACCCATCTTTAACAGCTAAACTTCCTACCGCACTAGGAGTATAAAAATAATCTATGTCTGTATAATTCTCACCGCTATCAGTATGTTGGAGTATTTTATACCCACACCCGTTAGTAGTACAACTAGTGCTCTCAGTAAAGTCTCCTACAGCGGATCTAGCAATTTCTAGAATTACTTGGCTTCTGGCCTTACTGCGTTCACTTTCTGCAAGTTGAGGTTTAGAAGTATCAGCAGGGTTATAATTAGAAATAGAATCCATTAAATATTTCATTCTATCCCTGCATTCTATAGCTATGGTAACGCCCTCATTAAAGTTACTAGCTTCTGTAATAGTGTCAATACCCCCTATAAAAACTCTTCTAAATTTAGCCCCTATGTCCTCCTTTTTTATATCTTCAGAAATGTTATTTAAATAACCAAAATAAACACAGATTTCATCTCCTATACCTAATGGGTAAGGAGTACTAGCGTCCTCTGAAATTATGTCACTAGAGTCTCTCTGTTGAGGTTTTGGTCTGAATACGGGTGTATTTGTTAAAGGGGGAGTAGGGACATCATTATCCGGTATAGCGCAAACACACTTTATAAAAGCTGTAGAGCAAGCCCATAGCCTAGTAATATTTATTCTTGATCTTGATACAACCCACTCACTTGTCTCTGTTGGTTTATGCTGTATAAGTATTTTGTTCTTTATATCGGTAATAAAACAGACAGGAACTTGACCATCTGCTTGTTGATGAAAAGAGCTTCCTAAAACAGGTTTTTGGGGGTTGGCACTAAACCTAGCTTGTACGTTTGGCATAAAAACTAAATAAAAATAAAAAAGGGGGTAGGTATACCCCCTTAATACTATTATACTATAACAAAAAATAAAAGCATAGATAATTAGCTAAAAAGGTAGGTATCGCCGCCTACTGTAATTTGGCTAGGTGCCCCAGATAAAGCTCCCCTTCCGTTACCTGTACTAGACTGCAACCGGTTACTACTAGTTTGCAATAGGTTGCCGTCGGGTGTAAACTTAATGGTTTCGCACATGCCTTCAAATCTAGTAGCTACTACTGAACGTCCTGCCATAGCTCCTAAAGTAACAGAATCAATTTTTGCAAAAATAAGTTGGTATTTACCTCTAGCTGATCTTTTTCTGTTACCGGTACCAAAAAGACTGTTAGTATTGGTCGACACGGTAGGAAAGTTGACACCTTTTTCGTGTAGTTCAGGAGCATTAATTTCAACAGTAATAACAAATCTAGGAGTAGGGTCAGCTTTAAACTCAGCTCCTACCTCATCTAGACCAAATACATCCTTTAAGATAGCTATATCTAATAATCCGCGTTCAAGGACCCAACCATACTGAAACTCCCCGTCTAAAAGGCGAGGGGTTTTACGACCAAAGGGCATATAAGCTTCTGTAGCGTTACGCATAGTTTGTTGGAAAGAGGTAAATCCTCCAATTAAAACTGGGATACCGCTTGCTTGGTCATTCATGTAAACATTTAAATGAAAACCCTGTATAGGATCAAGAGTAGCGTTATTAGTTATAATTCTTGTGTTTGTCATAGTTTTATGTATTGCCTCCAGGTTAGTTTATATGTTTAGTTAAACAGTAGTTTGAATAGTAAAGTCGTCACTAATATCAAGAATAGAAGAGACTATAATAGTATCTGCGGGGAAAGAAGGGGTAAATCTTATACGCACATTAAGACGACCTTCAAGCTGGTCCCGGACCGTATTATTAGCTTCTGAGCAGATAGTAGGTTCAAGGTTAGTAAACCAACCATCGCGGAGTTTAGAGTAAAGATAAGTATCACAAGTAGAGGCCACTTCAGATTGTAGAGCTGGGGTATTAGGTCTAGAGCGGCACCACTGAAGAGAGAGATACAAATCAGTTTTAATTTGGTCTAAGATACGACTTACAGAGCGGTAACGTTTAGCGAGTTGACGGCTAGTAGTTAAGCCATTACAGAAACGGTAGCCGCCGAGATTAGAATCAAAAAGTAAAACTTCAACACCCGCATCAGACATTCTGTCTAAATAGCTAGTTATAGTAGGAGTGTCAACAGAAACAACACTTCTTACTAATGCTGTAGGATAAGAGGCGGCGGGAGAGAGGTTAGGAGCGCGGGATAAATCGTAGCCGATATAAGAACCAGAAGAGCCCACATTAGGTACTAGCAAGCCGTTATAACCGCGAAGTAATTGAGAGCCAGCAAGTAATACAATACGCTCATTATCTAATCTATCAGCTAAGAGTTTAGCACTATCAGGGTAAATACCGGGTGGCAACTCAAAAACAGCGGAGCGAAGGCCGCTTTCAGGAGTTGATTTATTGACACTATCAATTGCTTTACTAAATACAGCATCAAAATCTGGGTCTCCATAATAGATACCAGGGATAGCTAAAGCAGCGATATTAAAACTGTCTAAAGAGCTAAGACCTTTAATTAAACCTTGAGCCAAAGATTGTTTAGTAGGTATTTGTTGAGAAGTATCGCTACCGTTACTTAAATAGAACAAAGATAAGACACTAGAACCTTGGCGAGAGAAACCGGTTTCGCCGCCGGAGAAAGCAGTGCTTATACGTTCTAGAGGTGGGGCTAATCTTTGAGGGATTTGTTTAAAGACTTTATGGTTACTATCTAAAGATATATTTCTAGCAATAGAACTGACAATAGGCATAAAGTAGATTTGAACAAGACTAGTGCTGCTAAAAGCTAAACTACGACCGGTTGTATAATCTATATTACCAGTAGAGACAGTAGTAATAAATTTAGAATCAGAAGCTATAACTTGAGAGTTAAGGTCTTGTACTTCTATTTCAAAAGAGCTATTTTTAGTAGAAGAGCGTTGGTTACGAACAGAGCAGGAGATATTATTACCATAAACGCCGGGGGTAATAGCTTCTATGCGCCATAAGAGGGTACCATCAGCGGCATAAAGGTCTTTAAAGGCAGCGCGCGCGCCATCATAACCGCCTTGAAAATAGTTTATTTTATCAAATTTACCTACTGCGCCGTCTAGTAGAACATCTTTTACTTTATCTGCTTCAGGTACAGTACTTGCATCAGTTGTATATCTAGTTAGTTTCCAGTTAATTCTATTAGCCTGGTCGCCGCTATAAGTAGAAGTAAAAGAGATTGTTGGTTTAAACTGTACATTACCATTAACTAAAACGGACTCCTCAATAGTAATATCACTTATTAAGGATGAGACTATATTATTAGAGCGTAGTGCTAGTTCTATATCTTTAACAATTTCGGTAAACATATCCCCATCTTTAAATGAGGTAGCTAGAGCACTGCTAGGAGCGCCTACAGAAACAGAAGTTTTAGCGAAAGGAACAGCAAAGGAGCCGCCTTCAGCCAAAGGTAAAGAAGTAATAGAGTTAGATTGAGGGCCAAAAAGAAGTTCAATACCAAAACTTCTAGTTTGAAGAGGAAAAGCTTTTACATCAAAACTAGATTCAAAGGAGGGACGGGTATAATAACCAAAAGAAAAATAACGACCGGCAGCCTTTTCTGTTAACAAGAAAGTATTATCTAAAGGTATAATAGATGTGCCATTATTGTAATCTTGTCTTAAAGTAAAATAATCGTTTCCAATAGTACCAGACTGGCTATCAAAAGAATACCCCATGACATATTGAGCTACTTTAGGGGCTCTTATCTGAAAAGATTGATCTGCAGTAGAGGGCTCATAGTATATATAAACGGCTTTACCAGAAATATTAGATACTTGACCGTTAACAGTTATATTAAGTTTATGGCTAGCCCCAGTTATTGGAGCGACACCAGTTATAGAATATTTTATCCCGTCTATAACTATATAGTAGTTAGCTATAGTAGAGGTTTGAAGTCGCTTAGCATCAGTACTACTAGTTAACTCAGAAGAGAACAAACCAGTAACTGTTATAGAAGTAGAAGAGGAAGAGCTAGTAAAAGTTTCTACAACAGGGAGGAAGCTAACAGAGCTACCTCCTTGTATAGAGGGTAAAGAACCAGTTAGAGTAAATTCAAAGCTAGTGCCTTCAATATTATCTAGATTAGTAGCTTCACTGATACTTTCTTCAATAATATCGTCAAAGCTAAAAGGTAAGTCTTGGCCGGTAGAATTTTCGGTAGCAACAGTAGTATTAATAGGAAATACACTTTGGCTTAAAGCAACAGGGTCAGATGCTTGAGTATACTCTTTACCGTCAATTAAGAGTATCATCTGTTTAAGAGCTTTAAAAGTAGCGGTTTCTTCAGCGGGATTTCCAGTACTAATAAGGTTGCTGTAGTTACCTAATAAGGTACGAATTTTACCTACTTTTAGTTTAGTAGTAGAAGGGACAGAAACAGAATTAGAATTAGAGGGAAGTTCATATCCAGAAGCTAGTCCCCAAACAATATGGCTATGTTTTTTATCCGACCGTAATAAGATAGCATCGTAGTCTAAAGAGTAATTTTCAATGATGCTAGAGGCAATTATCAAGTCATCAGATGGTGTCTCAGCGACTAGAGTTAGAGAGTATCCAGGGCGGATATACTCTTTTAATAGGGTATAATTTTGGGCATCTTTTTTGATTAACCCAACAAAATAACCGGGAGAAGGGGATAAGACAGTATCAACTTCAACAGTTAAACTATTAAGACTTGATTCTGAGTGAAGGATATTAGAAGAGCTACGACCTTCTACAGCTTTAGTAACAAAGAAATTAAATCTAGCAATACCTTGAAACTGTGGCAGGTTAACTTGACCCCGGCGGCTGTCAACAGTTGTATAGATTGAATTAGTAACAATAGGTTTACCTATATAATTAAAATCCAATTTAAAACCAGTAGTTCTTTGACTAGAAGGTTCTAAAGAGTTACCAACTTTTACAAACCCAACAATAGGGCTTATTTGAGGGCTTTCTGACGAGAAAGTAATTTTAGTAGATGCTGGGTTAGAGCTAGCAGAGGCCCGTACTACAACAAAACGGTTTAACCCGTTAGCCATAGCTTGTTGAACAAAAAGAGAGCCGGTAGTAGAATCAATGCCGTAAGTGCTAGCAAAGGTTTTTATATCCTCTACCTGAATAGGAACTTCAGGACCTCTGCTAAAGGTACCTACGACCCCAACTAAGTCTCTCCACTGTTTAGCAACAGGGGAAGGTCCTACCAAACTGTCTATAAATTTAATACTTGGTGCAGGCATATAAGTTTAAATAATAATAATTGATTTTAAATAGTAAGATTGATTACAGACCAAGAAGAGCCGTCCCAAATAGGTTGTTGGCTATCAAAGTCGTAAAAAGGGTAAGGTATTGAAGTAACACTGAAAATTGCGTCATCTACTGGCTCGTTGGTTTCTCCGGCAAAGCAGCCAGTTTGTTTCTCAAAACGGTAGTACACACTGTTCATACTAAAAGTTATATAAAGGGTGTATATATAGTTAAAAAAATCCACCATCTACAACAAGTTCGTTAAACATATTTCTTATTTGGGATAATTTAACTTCATTATCAGGCTCCACATAAACAATTCTTTCAGTGTTTAGTTCAGGAGTAGAAGGTTGTTGTTGTTGTTGTTGTTGTTCTAAGGGTAAAACGCTTACAGTTACAGGTTTTTGGTCATCATCAATAACAATTTCTTTAACTTTAGGAAAGGGAGGAGAAGGGGAAGGTGGGGGGTTTAAAGGATCAGAAGAGGTTGGAGGTTGAGGAAAAGAGTATACAGTATACTGGTCTGCTTCTATTAAGTCATAGCTAACCAAACAGTAACCGGTATGAAATACTAAGTTTTCAGAGTTTCTATACCAATTAGTAGAAGGATAATCAACCATACTAATAGTAGGGTTTCTTAGAGCAAAGGGTTTAAGGTAGACTAAAGACCGTATAACTTTAACTAATAAAGACATCCAAGATCTTATAATACGTTCTCCGGGCAGAGTAGTTACAGAGACGGAGCTATCTAAACCACCTAATCTAGATTCTTTAGAGAGAGTTTGAGGATCCGAGCGTAACTTAGTAGGTTTTTTTAGAGTTGTACCTGGTACATTAGGGTTTTCAGAGAAAGGGAATTCAAAGAGAGAAGATTGAAGACGTTCTTGAAGGCTAAGAATGTTAGGGGGGAGTAATCTATCTTTATATTGAATAGAGTCAACGGCGGGGATAGTTAAGGGGTAAAAACCGGGGGTTTCGCTGTCAAAGTTTACGACATCGGATAAAAGCTCTACAGGGGCGTTAAAAATAGAATCTTGATAATAGAGTTGGACTACAAAGTTAAAAGTGCATTTAACGCCATAGTTATAAGTAGAGCTTCTGCCGAGATACTGGTCGTCATATATAACAGACTTAGTAGACTTACGGGCTGTAAAAGTAGAAGACTTTTGGTCGTAATCATCATGTAAGGGGAAAACAGCTAAAGTTAGCCCCGGCTCTATTAATTCGATACCGCTAAAATCTCTAGCGCTTGTTATTGTAATACGCTCGGTTACTGAGGACTCTCCTAATAACACAGGATAATATATTTGACTATTTTTTATCTCAGGGTGATTTAGAATAGCACTAAGTAGTGCTAATACTGCTTGGTCATGAGTAGGAAATACATTATCTAATGCTTGAGTATCTACAGTATTTGTGGCCATTGACCGTATCCTAAATTCTTCACTTCGTCTTCTATGTTACGCAGTATATTACTACGTTTAGGTTGGGTTGATAATAGAGGGGGTTGTGTATAAGAGGTATTGTTAATTATAGCCCCGCCGGCTAACGTTCTTGCTTGTACTCTCACAGATTTTGGATTACTACTATATAAACTATACGCGCTCATAAGATTACCTGTAGCTATATCAATATCTATAGGAACCTCTAATATATCTAATACTACATACACATTTAATCTAGAAAGAGTCCAAGCAATTAGTTCAATAGCAGCTTCTGGGGGGTAAGCAGTTAAAGGATCATTTTTTATTAACGCTCCGGTCATGCCAGAATAATTTCTTTCAACAGTAATAGCTTCCATTAAACTAACAGCTACCTGTGAGTACCTTAAATTATCTAAGTCTTTTTGTACCTCAGCGTTACTATCTATTCTTCTTGTTATTGTTATCTCTTGAAAGTCTGTACTTGATATTATTTCAGTAGGGGACCAAAACTGCAATCTATACTTTACTTTAGCTGTAGTTGGAGGTGTTGGACCTCCTACACTATACTGTACTTTGTTTCTTATATATAATACCTGGGGCTCTATCTCTACATCTTTATTTATAGTAGATGTCTTACTATCTTTTATAACTAGAATTAAACCATTAAGGATATTACTAGTTAATGAATTCATATTAATACCCCATACAAACGGGGAAACATTAGTAGAAGTAGTACCGGTGTATTTTTCTATCTTTATATTTAAAGAGTATGTTGTTAATCCTGAGTTTGTATTCCGGGCATAAAACCTAAGGATATGAGTATTTGAATAAAATTCATTCTTCTTACCTGCTAACTGTACTGATGCTACTAAGCCTATGCCTTCATATAAGACACTTACAGCATTAATAGAGTCAGCTAAATCTGATACTATACGCCATACAGGCAATGAAGAAGTATAAGGAGGTAAATTAATCCAAGAGTTAGTTAAATGGGTAGCATACCAACTAACCCTAACAGATTCAGAGGTATTTAATACTATATTAGTAGAGTTAAAGATAAAACCGGGCTGCTCTTCAATCTCAGCTAAATGACCACTAGAAGTGCTGCTGGATAATTCATAGGTTAAGCAAATTCTATCTAAATCTTCAAGAGCTTGCTTTTCAAGAACTTTAGAATGTTCAGCTTGCTCTGTTACTTGAGCTAACTGTCCTATTAAGACAGAAGCAGTTAGTATAGCAGAGACACGTTTTATGCCATCAGAGAAGAGATTTCGGTTAGTTTGACCAGAGACCCCTCGTTGAGTAGAGGCAAACATAACTTCTTGTACTTGAGTAAGACCCTGGAATAGGTAAGTACTATCAGAGCGACGTTTAGCAGAAGCTAGAATAAGAGCGATACGGGGGTCCGATTCAAAGGTAATTATTTTAAAGATTTCTAGAGCGGATTTACGTCTCAAAAGGACAGAAGCCCGTCTAACAATGTCTACCATACTAGACAGTTCAGACGAGGCTTCTAATATTTGAGCCTCAGTTAAACTATCCATACTATCAGAGGGATATCCGGGGATGCCGTTTGGCGCGGGATAGCTAAATCTATCTGAAAAGTTTAACTGAATGCTCATATTAGTTTTCTTCTATCTGTTTTTCTTGAATAGTGGTAATAACGCGTTTGCACTCATTAACTACAGATCCCATAGAAGAATACTTTTGCTGGATATAGTTTATAAGTTCAAGGTTAGGAAGGGATTGGGTACCGAGTTCTCTAACATAATTAACTAAGCTTTTCCAGTTAGGAGTTTCACCTAAAACTCGAATAATTTCGGAGTCAAAGCCGGTTATAGGGGAAGGGTCTAGAGAGGGCTCAGTAGAAGGTAAAGATTGGGGGTTCTGTAGAGAAGCAAAGAGAGGTTCGCCATCTTGTTTGTACTCCCCATAAACTTCCTCCAAAGGGTCAGTTACAGCAGATCCCAAAACAGAGTTTTCTTGAGGAGGGGCTACAGTTTCAGTAGCGGACCCTTCAGTAAAGCTAGATAATTGTGTAACGTCTTGGGGGTCATCACTAGCAATAACAACAAAAGAAGAACTAATAGGTGAGGCTAATAAAGCTTGAGCGTCTACATTACTTAGATGTAGACAGTCTCCGGCTGTTACTGTTTGACCTTTCCCATTTATATATAATATTTCCGGTTTTACAGCTAATAGTCTATAACTCATACAAACCTTTTACTTTTAACTACTATTGGTTCTAAGGGTTCTTAACGTTATTTACTACTGTCAAATAGCTTTTATCAGTATTTAAGGTTCTAGCAGTACCAGTGCCCTCATTAAAGTTAATAACCAGAGTAGCAATATGAAGGGAAGCGCAATCGCGTAAGAGAGCCAAAGAGTTAGAGTTAACATATGGGGGGTAAACGCTGCCGATATAAACACGTTTTTCAACAATATTTACTTGGAAGTTAGAAGCAGTAACCTTAGAAGCTACTTGGTTACCCCAATGACGGTTTTTACCTTTTTGGGAAGGGACAATAGGGGCTTGGAAGATAAGATCGTTAATAGGGTCGTTAGAGATAGATTGTTGCCAAGAAGAGCCTACTCTTTTAAAGAAAGAATTAGCGATCAGGTATTCATCTAAATCAGCGCATTGAACTGCCCAATCTCCTTCAGTAACACTATCACCATTTAATAGAGTAGAAGGTTTAGTAGAGCCAACATAAGGGACAACGCGGCGGCTAGGGTTAAGAATAATATAATAATAGTTATCGCCAACTGCTGCGGAAGTTGTAGGTACTGTTATATCTACAGAACTAGCTAGAGTAGACAATTGGCTATCTAAATAAGCTGAACCTGCACTAATAGATACAGTTTGAGCTGGGGGAGTAGACAAATTACCAGCTGTTGCAGTCCAACTAGGAACTAAACCAGAGTAGATAGAGGAGTAGGGATAATAGCTAAGCCCCATGCCTCTAGATTCAGGATATAAATCTTTTAAAAAACGGAAACCAGGTGCTACCTGTAATTCAATAGGAGTGGTCATTTAAACCTCTTAATAATATGTTTATGATGTTTATAAGTATGTGTATACTCCTAGAAAAAAGACTAGGAGTAAAAGAATTAGAAAGTACCGTAGCTGAGGTTGGATTGAATAATGAACTTATTGGATAGTTCATTAGGTTCGCACACATCAAGGATAGAAATCCAGTGAGGGTAAATAACAACAGGGAGGAAAGCGTCACCGAGCTGCATTACACGACCTGGAGGTGCGGGGGGTTCAGACATAGCGGAGGTGCGCATGTACATTCCGGGCTGACCATCTGGGGCTTCACCGCTACAGTGGTAAGTAAAGCCTAGAGTAGAGGAGGGGTCACCAGAAGCGGACCGGGAGACGATAGCGACTTTATGAGCAGGCCAATAGGTTTTAATAACATTATCTACAGGGTCGCGGTATAGACCATCTACGCCAATAATGCGAAGGCCTGCGATAGAAGAGATTTCGCCACCTGCACCCATTGTGATATAGCTTGCTGGGGTATTAGAGGTAGAAGCAATATTAGCATTACCAGCAACTGAGGTGGTTGGTTGGTTAAGAATTACAACGCCAGGTACATTGCTTAGAGCTTTAATGTACTCATTTTCCATTAAGATAGTGAGTAAATCGGAGCTCATTATGATATCAGTAGGGCGGTTTTTGTTAGTTTTATAAAGATATTCTTTAATAAGACGTAAGCAGTAAATAATATCTGCTTTATTATCAGTCCAAGGCACAGCGCAGCGACCATCAGTAGATTTAAACATAAGAGCTTCAGGTCTGCCCTTAGTGTTACTTAGAGCTTTATTAGCTTTTAATCCAGAGCCAGCGACATTCAAATCACCGGAAGCAGCGGTACTGTTATAACCGTCGTACTTAAATAAGTTATGAGCAGGAATATTAGAAGATACATCTATACTAACGCCAGTACGAGGGTCAGTATACTTTATACCACCGAGAAGAGCTTTAGTAATAAAAAGGTCTTTAGTACGAGAATGGCGAGCAACAAGTTGTTGAACGCGGCGTTGGATAAATTCTTCAGGGCGGTAAGCTTCATTAAAAGTACCGACACGGCGTACTTGGTTAATAAAATGTTGTTCAATAAAATCATCTTCACGAACAACAGCGGGGCGGGCGGTCATTGAGCGGACGCGGTTTTGTTCTAAATAACCGCCGCTAGGAACACCAAAGCGAACGATAGGCATAATACCTACGCCTTCAATAATTTGTTCAACAACAATAGTCCGCTCATTAATTAATCTTGAGGGGAAAAACTCTTGTAACGAAGTTACTGCTAACTGTTCAAATGACCTTGCTAACATTGTTAGCTGTAACGAACCAAAAGTGTATTCATCCCCTATATACTTATAAGGGCTTACTTCAGCATCAAATGGGATTGTCATAATAAATTCCTATAAAGTTTAAAACTAAGAATATTTTCTATATGGGTATAATTAGTAGAGTTTAGCCTTCTGAAGGTCAGCAAAGACTTGTTGATTACGTTTAATGATATCTTCGTAAGGGTTAGAAGGTTGGTCAGAGGTATCTGGTTTAGATTGACCTTGAGGCTCATTAAACTTTAGGGAGTTACCTTCAGAGAGTTTAATAAGTTTTTCTAATTGTTCTTGACGTTGTTGTTTGCTGAGGGAAGGTAATAGTTCAGAGAAGACCTGTTTAGTATCAGAGGAGATATTTAGAAGAGAAACTTGTTTAAGAGTTGACTCTGAAGTCAGGCGGTCGATTTCGGTGTTAGCTTCGGAGAGTTTAAGTTCAGTAGCTTCTAGTTTTTTGCTGAGTTCTTCAAGTTTAAGAGTTAAATCAGCAGCGACTTCGGCTAATTTTTGTTCAGAGACAGATACAGATGGAGCTGCAGCTGTAGTTTCAAAAGAGTTTGACATAGTATTTAAATGAAATAAAAAGGTTAAATTTGATTCAGGTTGTTGTTCACTAAACTGTTGGTAAACAGCTTCTACACGAGGTAAGCCCGTTAGAAAAGGTCTGTTAGTAAGTGCAGCCCCGCGCAGTAAAGTTCCTATAGACTCACCAGTTTCTTTGCTTAAAGCGTTTCTGGATAACTCTGCACTTGAGTATCTGTATGACCCTTTAGCAACGTCGTTAAAGACTTTATCGTCTACGGGGTCAAATAAACCATATAATACAGAACCCTCTTGGTATAGTTTCTCTAAAAAACCTACTGAAGGAGCTCCTTCTACACTATTTATATCTGTAGGATGACCTAAAAATAAAGGAGGTTCGTACCCTGCTATATTATTACTCCAATTACCTACTATCTGGCTAAAATCCTCTTGAGAAAACTTTACCTCACCGTACTCAGGGTGTACCCAACTTCCTATTGTTGCTATAGGTACTTTTAATAGCTTTTTTACTGAATTTGATACTTCAGCTAGTTCTTGCTTTTGTATCTCTATAAACTTGGTCATATTAACTGTAATGTTAAAAGTATATAAAACTAAATAACAGCCCCTTCAAAAGAACCATACTTTTCTTTATAGAGCTGTAAATACTTCTTCTTAATATAAGCTTGTTTGTATACCTCAGGTTCAATAACAGGGACATTAGTAGTTGCGGCTAGGAATAGCTCTTGGTCTTTATAGTGGTTAGATATTAGTTGTAAAGGGGTGTCAGTTGAAGGTATAGAGGTTGTATGCTGGGGAGAATCTAAAGAGGGTATAGAGTCGTCTAGAGGGGTTATAGAGTCTTCTTGAGGTGTTGTAGAGTCTTGAGTAAATGTAGCCGCGCGGGGCTGCTGTTCACTTAATACTTCTAAGCCTATCTCTTCTTTATACTCTTCCTCTTCTCTCTCCTCTGTTTCTTCTACATTATCCTCTTTACTTATTAAACTTCTGGGGTCTTTATGTTCATCACAATAATATACAGGTACTATACAACAATCCCACTTAACACAGCGCGCGCTATTTAATACGGGGTCGTATACAGAAAAGGCGCAGTTAGCGCAGCATTGCGCTAGTCTATAATTAGGTATACCACAGTTTTCTAGCATACCTAAATCCCCTGCAGGCATAGAATATACATAATCAGATAACTTTATTAAGTCTTTAGTACCTAAAGTTTTACTTTCTATAGGACTTTCTACGGGACTTTCTGCGGGACTTTCTACCACTTTTTGTACATCTTTTCTAAGGAGTGCTTCTGATTGAGCTACAATAGGCTCCACATCTATTTTAGCTACTTCTTGTAAGTCTGTACCGTTCATTAGCATTGATATTAATTGGTTGTCATTCATATATGGAATCTAAATCTTTTTTGTTGTCGTTCTTTGATATCTATAAAGACCTAAGTATTAAAGAAGCAAAAGTGCTGTCAAACTGTATAGAAGTTCAGATCTATAATACAATGCTTAACAGCAAAGAACAAAGTTTAGAAATAAACTTCGAGTCAATACCTGGTTTCTACCAATACGCTAAAAACATAGTACAAGTACAGTCGCAAGTCCTAAATTTAAAAATGGACTATTCAACTCTAGAGTTATCTATAGCTAACTTATATATACAAGAGATAATAAAAAGAAGTATAAAATACTCAGCTATAAAAAATGGAAAACTGCTTTATATTCTTAACTCCTCGGATATAGAGATAGATTTACCTTCAAAGCCTATAGTAGAGACGAGCTATAACGATTTACTGCTATGTAGTATTTTAAGTAGAGGGTATTATATAAAAGAAGTAAAGGGAAGCCACTTTATAATTACAGGAGAGGATTCAGTACCAAATATGGTTACAAGGTACAATTGTACATGTGATGACTTTAGTCTGTATAGAGACTGTGAGCATAATAGAGCTGCTAAAGCAATAATAAGTAATAGAAGTAAGGTAAGCTCTATAATACAGATTGAGTAAACAGTAGCCGCGCGGCTACTGTTTATCTCTAGCTTTAATCTGTTTAGTAGTAGATCCAGTAGACCTACCAGGTTTACCAGCGCCATTAGGGCCTACATCTGACAATTGGGTTTTCTGTCTAGGTTCAATAACAACTTGCTGTATAAACTTCAAATCATCAGGCTCAATTTGTCTTCCACCTAATCTTACCATTTGACGTATCATCTTCCAGTCTTCGTCATTCCGAGGGTTTAAACAGCCAATTTCTGTTAAACCCTTAATTACCTGCATAGTTGCTACTCTGTCTTCAGAGCGGTCGGAGTATATTCTAGTAAATCTGGGAGGAGTTTTAGCGGACTCACGGTTAAAATTCCATTGAATTAACAATGTAAATACTTGCTTAATTAAAGCTGAAGTTAACTGCTCGCGTTTAGCTTCTAAAGACTCATAAAATACCTCCATCCTTCGTTCTACAGACTCAGGATTTAATCCTAAACTCCTGTCAGAAATAAGAAAATAAGGTATTATATGCCTTATGCATTCTTGGTCAGCATACCATATAGCGTCTAAATATGTGTTTCCTATTATGTCCGCTTGAGCTATAGAACCAACTTCTGGTCTAGCGCCGTCTATATTAAAAGGGAGCATTAACGTATTTTTTATTCCCTCATCAGCGTCAATCTGCTCTTTTAGTAAGTCAAAGGTAGTTATAGGTTCCTCTTCTCCTGTAGACGGATTTACTCTAGATTGATTTGTAGGTGAACTAGTAGAGGCTATCCATGTTAACCTATGACCAGCTTTCTCCATATAAATCATCATCAAATCAATTAAAGCATTTTTTAACCGTTCCCATTTATAACAAGGGGCTACTAGAGATTGACCATAATAGTTACCAAAGTCTTGTTCATTACATAAATAAAGAACTTTCCAAAGGTCTAACTTCTTTTCTGCAGTTGTTGAGCCTACAACAGTTTGGTATACGCCAGACTTTCTATGACCATCCCAGGTTGCTTCTCCATCTACTAATCGTCCTTTTTTATTTGTGTATATAAAAATAGTAGAGGGGTGATAGGTTATAATATCAGCTAATGTAAGAGTACCAAATTCCAGATTAAACATTAGTTCAGAGACAGAAGAGCCGGCCCAAGACTTAGTAAATTCAGCTACACGAAGGCAGTTTTTCCAGCTTACGCCGAGAGTATCTTCCATTCTTCTAAGATTAGTGTTAAGAAAATCAGCTATTTCTGGATCAGGATGTGTTACATCTCCTATAGTTGATATTACATAATCTATTAGTGTGTTTAAAGCAGTTTTTATAGTTAAGTCTTGTTTAGCTAATCGTTCGTACAATCTAATTCTAACATGAGGTAATCTACGAGCATAAGTCAAAGAACTATGCATGCCCAGTTGTGTAAATTTGCCCCGTGCGGACCGTTTATCTGGATAATCTATATCAGTCATAAGCCTATGCAGCGCAACACCTAAAAGGTACCAAAGATATTAAAAGGAAGTATAAAAAGGTAAAAAGTTAATTATATACCTTACCAAAAGAAGTGTTATTAGAGCCGAATTTAAGTTGGCTGGAGTACTCCATACTCTTCATTTCAAGTTGGCGTTCTTGTTCGCGGCGTTTACTTTCTTGCTCGCGGGCTATATTTGCAACCTCAAATGCTAAAGCTTTTTTAATACAATCTGGTATTCCATAATGCTTAACAAAAGGAGATTCCCTCAGTCCTAACCAATCAGTTATATCTAACTTAATATATTGGTTTATAGCAATAAAACTACCTAAATCATATCTTTTAGAAAAGTACTCAGATTCAGCATCCAATCTTAAACTCTCAGATATGGTAAAATTATCTGCCTCTTGCTGTGTGTTAAACATTAACCCTCTTGGTACCGGGTACCAACTTGGATATATACATAATCTACCTGATATTAGTATATTAGCAGCCATAGGCTTTGCTGGAACATAATAGCAATAAGGTAGATTACCTTTTCCTATACTTAAACTTGTGCAGCTGATGTCGGTGTAGTATCTACTGTTCGGTGTGTAGCAGACTTGCTGTTCCCAAATGCGGCTCTCAATTTCTGCTTGTTCAGTTTTCCCCTCTTTTTTGCTTCTTCAGCCGCCTTGTCGTCTAATAAGAAGGCGTTAACAAAAATCATAGCTAGAAACTGTACTAACTCTATACTCTCTCCTGTAAAAACCTCAATAGGGTCTTTTTGAGGTTCTATCTCTTTACCGTCTACATGTGTTAAACACATTGCTAGTAAATATTCATCTAAAGTACAGCCGTTCTCCGAAGCACTCTTCCAACTGTTGTCCGCTTTCCATTGAGCCCCTGTATTGGGTCTTACAAAAGTGTAGCTACGTCCACTAGGAGTAATTAAAGCTGGCACAACTATAGAGGGTTTAGGTTCTCCTTTTCGTTGCTCCAACGCAAAGTTTCTAGCCGTTTTTTGTTGCTCATCGTCTGGAAAACAAGTAGCTATAAACTCCTGCATGATAGCTTGACGATCATCTATAGGAAAAGGTTCTAGTCTAGAAGGTAAGTCTTGAGGGTCTATAGGTAAGGCTTTTCCCTTTTTCTTTATCTCAGCAATAAGATAAGCAAATAATAGTTCCTCAACACTATAGGGGGGTCTTTGCTCTCCATCCCTGGTAGGATAAGGATATAACCTCTTTACCTTTACGTAATCACCATAATCCGGTACGTAAAAACTTACTGTTAATACCTGGTTAGGTGTTGAAGATGCATCAATTGTTAAAACCTGTTTACCAGTCATATATTATTAGCTGTTTGCCTGTTTAAAAAGTTCTGTACACTTAATATAACTATAAAAAATGGACGAAGAAGAAAAAACTACATCGGGATTGTCCGATGATGGGTCAGATATTTCTGATGATGAATCCTCTTTAAAGGGCAGACCCCACCCTAAAGATGATGTTTTCCAAAGCCTTGTAGAATACAATATGAACGCGGGTAGCCCTATTACCCAGTTTTTCTCAAGCTTTGATGAAAATGCTAATGACCCTTTTGTTGCTGCTAAAAAACACAGCAACGACTTTTTTAATAAAATGACTCAATCGTCATTTAATTACGACCAAGCTGAACTTCGCCTGCGTACTGAACTTTTAGTTAACTATCAAGCAAATAGGCTTCAAAACTCCATTGGCTCTTATCTTAGTCAAATGGAGCAAGCTACTCTTTACACTATTAATAATACTCAAACTGTTAATCCATCCACACTTCATAGAGACCTATATTCCGCAGATGGCTTTGTTTCTCGACCTACACACTACGACCTATTCTCTCTCTTTAATAGTAAAGAAACTCAAGACCTTACTCTTCGTACCTCCTTGTACCAAGTACAAGAAAACAGTGTCTTCTCTGCTTTAAGCCAACGCCCTGGCTCTGTTGAGTTAGTTACTCAGTCTTATCTTAAAAGTCCTCTTCCCGACATTAGCAATGAAGCAGAACTTATAAAAAATCAAAATAAAACTGCAATGAACGTCCTTTTAGGCAACGATATTGCTACTAAAGTTCTTACAGAACAAGGTAAAACTGTCGCTACTGTGGGATTTAATAACTTTAGCTTGCACGCTAAAGTTGGTTACCTTTATAATACTCCTGATACCGCTTCTATAGCTTTTATTAGTACTCAAAATATTACAGATACTCTAAGCCGTGCTCATACTACTGAGGAAATGCTTATTTTAAGGTCGCATAACTTCTCAGACAGTAAAAGAACTTTTATTAGAAATAACTTAATACAAGAAATAAAAGATATAACGGATAGTATATATACCGTAGCTTCTGACCCTAAATACAATTTGGCTTCCTTAGAAGTGTCAGAAGTTATAAATAGCCTATCTCTAGTAAACCCTAAAGAGTTTGTCGAAGATATTAAACGTAGTTTTCAATCTAAAAGAAGCGGAGTAGGTCCTAATAGAACTGTATTTATTAGAGATGAAATACAAACTGAACTGCTAAATAAATTAAGAAAATTAAGTAAAGACGGGGAGAAATCTAAAGTAGTTATCTCTATGCAATATGTAGAGAGCCTATTTATCCAATCAAAATCAGGCTTTGGGGGCAAGAAAGATGGGCCTAAAGATGCCGCATACTCAGAGTATAACAAGAATATAAGAAAAGAAATGCTTAAGGTCTTTAGAAGACTAGCAGAGCAAGATAGGTTAAGTATAGGAGTAGCGGGTAAAAGTTATGGAGATAGCCAAGGTTTATTCCCTTTGTTAGATAGGTACTACAATGAAGATTTAGCTAGAACAAAAGCAGATGGTGATGATTTATATCACTTAGCTAAGAATACTATGAAGGTATTGTTAGAACATAAATCCTTTTCTATTTTGCCTACTAGATTTGCGCATAGTAAAAGCTTTGCAGTTATAGATGATAGTAATGCGCAAGACCTAAAACTTTTACAATATGGTATTGGTTCTAGCAACTTAAGCTATAAAGCTTATAAAGATAACCTTGAAGTGTTTATGATGTTAGACAAAAACACAGTAGGGGGCTTAACAGATAAAGAACAACAAGAAATAGCAGACTATTACTACTACGGTGTGAGTAACTTTTCTAAGTTAAACAGAGGAGCTAATCTTAGTTCTCCTACACAGAGAAGAGGAAGTCAACAACAAACAGATGAACTAATTAGTATTCTAAAAAAAATGGGGGGAGTATACTCTACTGAAGGTACTCCTAAAGGTAAAGAGTTTTCTTACACAATAATCTACGACCCAAATACTTATAAACGTATAGGTGTAGATATAAGTATAGGGTCATTAAATGGGGAGTTACCGGGGTATAGTTTTTCGGTAACATTAGGAGAAGAGAGAGGGATAAGTGGACAAGTAGAGCCGGTAGCGTACTTATCAAAAACAGGAAGAGTAATAAACGGCATGACATTTGTGAATAACAGTAGCCGCGCGCTGAAAGTGTTAGGAGATAAAACAATAAACCCAAGAGGACAACAAACCTTTAATGCTCTTGAGGTAGTAGGAGGCTTGGTTAACACTATGAGACATATGTTGACTTTTGAAGCTACGCGGGGATCTATAAACCAAGCGCTTAATATTATGACTGCTGCAGATAAAACAACTGCACTACAAAAAATATTAGGGACAATTCTTAGTCTTGAAATGAATAAGCATTTTCCTTCTCTTACATCAAGAGAGAAGAATTTTAGCGCTCTTCTTATGCAATTACAATCTCAATCTATTAATAATAACCTAAAACAAAAAATACTTACAGACACTCTTAATAGGCTAAAAACGTATGATAAAGTATATGCTGTCCCTGGTATGAATCCTTCTCATCTAAAAGCTAGAGGAGACCTTATAAGTAATTTGTACAAGGATAAAACAGCAGCGGACTTCTTTAAAAAACCGTTAGATGCTAGAAATCAAGGAGATGCAATAGTAGCAGAGCTATTAGATATTATAGAAAATACTAGGTCTAATAAAGAAACCGCTACTATGTTTTCTGATATACAGAGGTTAATGGTAAAAAGTGACAGAAGGGCGCAAGTCTTTTACGACAATAGAATAAGAAGAATCAAAACAGAAATGTTTAACCAAATAACAAGTCCTTTTATGCAGCCGCATGAGTTAAGATACTCTATGGGCCAAGCTATGTTTAAAAGACCTGTATATGGTATAAACGATGATATATATGACTTAGCTGAAGAACAAGGTACCCTAGACTTACTATTAAGCCCTCATCCTTTAAGACACGGAGAGACTCTTGAAGTAGATGGGAAAGGATTTATAAGAGGAAAAGCTGACCACAAGAGGTTTATAAAACCTGAGTTATACGATAACTTAGGTGGGATATATAACGTAGCGGAGGGGGCAGTAACTATAAGACAGACGCATTTAATGATGCAGACTATGAGAGGGTTGTCGGTTATAAACAAGAAAGAGTACAAAAACCAAGTAAGAAAAAGCCTAAAGAACCAAGGCTATACAAAAGAAGAAATAACCCGCATAGTAGATGCAATGACTAATGAGTTATTCAGTATAAATAAAAATGTATCTGGGGATATAGATAATGAGACTGTTATGTACTTTCCATATAGAGTAACAGAACAGATTCCAGAACGGATGAGAAACTTACAGAGTACAAGACCGGTAGAATCAGCGTCGTATAAATTTGGATTAGCAGCAGATACTTTAGGGGCAGACAGCGCCATAGGAGATGTGTTAAGTAATCCTGAGACGCTAATTGATAATACGTTTCTTACGAGCTTAGCGCCGCACCAATTTAGAATTATACAGGATAGGTTAAACACAGGAGAGGATGCTGTTACTATACTACAGAAGCTAAAGGTAGATTACGCTAACTCCCAACTACTAGTTAGAGGGTTTCTTGGAGGTAAAGCCCCCAAGCGCGTTCTACAGTCCATCGGCATATCAACTATGTCTGACTTTTCGTATGTTAATGAAGGGTTTAGATACGAAGCAGGAAATAATAAGACAAGACCAGAATATGTACAATATCATGTGACTAACATTAGTCTAGACAGCGCTAATTTATTAGGAAACACTAGTTTTAAAGCAGACATTGAAAAGCATTTAAAGCAAGGAACAAGCTTTATACATAAAGACCAGCTAATAGTAAATGAAAACGTAAAAACAGCTCTAAAACAAGAGACTGTAAATGTAGCTAATTTATTAATAAGCAATATAAGTGCGGATGATATTGCTAGTAGATTAGGTTTAGAAAGTAGTAAATTATCAAACACGCTAAGAAACTTAATAGCAAAGTTTGGAGAGTACGGAGATGCGACGACTATTACTAGGTTTGAAGATGTAAGAAACCTGGACAGAAGACAGCTTAACGTAATAAATAAGTTGTTAGGACTTACTTACGAAAGTGTAAACTTTAGAGGAGATACTAATAGTTTTTACTATAAAGGAGGTGTTTACTCACCTGTTAGTAGTAGTAGTAATAATATATTAGATAGGTTAAAGAGTGTAAGGCGCATAGGAGATATAGATATAAACGCCGGGTATTTTACAATAAATGCGTTTAGCCAGTATACAAAACAAGATGGGCAGAGAAGAAGACAAGAGTATATAAAATTTAAGTTACCAGCAACATCAGCAAGGGAATATAGAGGGGTAAGCTTTTTAGTAGAGAATCCATATATATATCACTCAGGGGCATCGAGTATACAATTAGAGTTAACAACAGCCACGCGGCGCGATATGGTATCAAACTTACGTCCTGGGAGTGATACAAGTAAAGGTCCAGCGTACTTATTAGAAAGCAGAATATTCGAGCAACTTAAAAAAGAACAAGAAGAAAGAAAACTAGATACATTACTACCACAAAGAATAAGAAAGCAAGACATATACGCTATTCTCTCCCCGTCACAAATAAAAGGGTTTAACTTTGAGCAGGGGTTAATGCTTATAGAGGATAAAGACTCATCTTTCCTGAAAGAAATAAAAAAAACAGATGGGTCCAAAGCATTAGCAGAAGGCTTAGCTTTAATGATGCTGGGTGAAAAAGCGGGGAGTGATACTATAATGCAATTACTTGCTACATCTTTAAATCAGCAGGATAGTAAGACTCAAGCTGCAAAAGCACTTGATATATTAGCAAAGCACGACTATGCTAAAAAAATGAAATTACCTAAACGTAAACTGGGAGATACAGCTACTAAAACTGATAATCTTGAACCTACGTTTACAGTATTTGGAGAACTTTCTAGTTTAGCTCTACCTGCATATGTAAAACAAGAACTAGCTAAAGATACACCAGATATATCTCAGGCTCTAATAAAAACTGTAGCGGACGCTTTACGCGGTGATACGGCAGCACTTTCTCATATAAAAACACAGTCAATTAAACTTTTTGAAACCGCTAGAAGTAACCCTAACAGCTTTAACTATAACAACAGGTTTATATTTAATGATGAATCTACTAGAACAGCTAGTGTATTAGCCTTCTTTACTAAAGCCTCTCAAGACTTGTTTAGAAACATAAATATAAAAAACAGATTAACAGGTAAATCAATAAGTGAGATAAACGCGGGGTACTTCCTACAAGGGGATAACATAGAACATTACTACTCAAATAATAATTTAGAAAGTAAAAATAAAGCTGCAGTATTAGCTTTAATACAATCTGTACAGGTAATAGGTTCAGTGTTAAATATACACTTACCTACTCCAGAAGAGATACAAAAATTAGAAGAAGACAAAAGAAAAACAAAGATAAGAGAGTTACAGTTAGGACTTCAGCAGCTTGATACAATCTTACGTTTAAACCGCTTTTTGGAGTTTGGTGTAGAGCAAATGCCTAGCCGTATTGCAGTGGCTATTGGTATGCAAAATATGACCAAAATGGAAGGTCAGTATATGTACGAACTGACTAAAAACCAAATGGGTTTGTACACCGATAGACATAAAGAAAGCGAAGACATTCTTAATATACAACAAGCTGTACTCATGCTTGGTAGTATTGTAGAAGGAGAACTTATTGACCCTACAAAAGCTAAAACTAAATACAAAATACAAGCCAATAACTTAGCCCTTATTGGCCATACTGGTAGTCCTTTAGAATTTATATCTAAATTTACAACAGCTTATACAGAACAAGCAGATAAAGGTTTACCTACAATTGTTAATACAGATAACAAAACTACTAGCTTAGCAAAAGAGGCTATCCTAAATTATGTTCTGGGGGACAACGAAAAATCAAACGTGGCTTTATCAGAACTAAGCAACACTAAAAATATATTACTAGGACTATTAAGTAACAGAGCAAGTGAGGCACAAGAAGACAGCACAAGCCTTAGATTAAGCAAGATAGAAGATATAATGCTCGATACCTTGTTATCAGATAATGCGCAAAAAAACAAGATTCGAGATACACTTCAATTAATTACCTTATTTAGAACCAGGTTACCAAGTACTGATACAAATACATTGGTCAGGTTTGCTCTGCAGTATCAAAAACTAAAAGGAACTGTATCTGTACCTGAAGAATATTATGTAAGTCTTTTTACATCCTTATATGATAGTGGAGCAACTGCTGCTGATATAGATACGTTTTTAACTAAAGAGCGTCTAGAAGACGCGGGAGTATTTACAGTATATAGAGAACAATTAAGAAGTAGAATAGAAAGTGCTAAAGGTACATCAATAGGGACAGAATATGTAAATCAAAGTCTTGAAAGTCTTAGGTCATATAGTAAACTACTAAAGAATATAAGTAGCACAAGCTCATTAAATACAGAACAACGAGAAAGAGCAGAATCGCTATATAAGAGTGTGACTAGTACACAGTTGGTAACATTACCCGCGCTTTATATAGGTTTGAGTACAACAGAATCTGGTAAATATGATGTGTTTTATTCACCAGATAGCAAACAAACAGGTACACATGGGATTTTACTGGGATTAGACCTCCTGGAAAAATTATCTTTAGTATTTCAAGGTCAAAGCCATGATGCACTAGTAGCACAAATCAGACTAAGATACGCGCTAGAAGAAACAGCACCTCTACTAAAAAGAATAGCAGACCATCAACTATTAAATCCGGCTAGCTTAGATAATCTGCCTACTATAAGTGCTGAAGAGAAAAAGCAATATGAGAATCTTCAAACGCTTTTGCTGCAGACTCAAGCTACAACAATGGACCTAATAAATAACCAAGAAACAATACGGCAGGCGGGTTCAGATAGACTAAAACTGGTAGGGTTTAGCTCTATTGCTATGAGTTCTTTTCTTCTAAGTAGCCATGAAATAGCCGCTGGGTCTAAATTTGAGGAAATTTCACAGGATACTAATACACCTGAAATATTAACTAAAAACATCTCAGATGTGTCCTTTAAACTTAATAAAAAGTTTAAGGAAGCTAAAGGGAGTGTAGAAAGAAGACTAAGAGGTAAAAACTATGACCTTGATGCATTAAATACTCTTATTGACTCAAATGATGCACTAAAGTCATTTGTTTATGGAAGTTCAGCTTACTCTGATAATAACTACGTAATAATTGATAAAGATGACCGGAATAATGTAAGACTAAAACGTATTACTACAACAGGAGAAGAAAGAACAGAAACTATACTATTAGAAGCAAAGAAACAACCAGGGTCTTCTATTGCTAATAACTCTATAAGATATTATACTGGGGATGATACAAAAACAGCACAACAATATAGAGAAGAGTTAAGTAGTATAGAACAACAAATTACAGATAATACAGAAAGACTAAACACAGGCATAGCTAATAGAGACCAGCGTAACCTAGAAATACAAACAAGACAGGATAATGTTAACGTCTACTCTAATTCTCTAACCGTTATACGTAATCTAAGAAATACACGCTCGCAACCTAGTATACTTAATCCAAGATTAAGACAAGAAAGAAGAGAACAGCAGCTAGCTGATATTTTAAGTTATGCTGCATCACAATCTCCAATAATCTCACAGTTACATACTAATGCAGAACTGGTAAGGCAAAGAGAATTATTAGAGATAGCAAGAAGAAATTATGCTCAATTAACTGCTGAGCAACAAACTAATAGTTTTATAGAAACACCTTCTGGGCGCTTTCCGAGTAGACTACCAAACGCTGCTCAAAGTTATATATACCTTATAGAAGAAATACAGGGTAATATAAGACAACTTGAGTCAAGAACTCGAGAGCTACCTTCGTATAACGTTATTATATCAAATATAGAACAGATAACAAACCTTGATAGTACACTACAACAAGAACTGCTAACGCAAAGGGGATTATTAGAGATAGCAAGAAGAAATTATGCTCAATTAAGTGCTGAGCAACAAACTAATAGTTTTATAGAAACACCTTCTGGACGCGTTCCAAGTAGACTACCAAACGCTGCTCAAAGTCAAATATACCTCATAGAAGAAATAGAGGGTAATATAAGAAGATTAGAATCACAACTAAATTTAAATACTAACACAGATATCTTAGCCCTTTATATAGGAAATATAGAAGATAAGCTACAAAAGTCGGCCAATATAAGGTCTTTGATTACAAGATCTCAAAATACGATATCTACCTTAGAGCGCGATATGTCTACAAGACATAGAAGGCAAACAACAGACTTAAACAATCAAATAAGACAAGATAGAAAATCTTTATTAAGAAGTATAGAGCAAGAAAATACAATATTAAGGGCTAGCTTAATCCAAGAAGGAACCTATAATGACCAACAGATTAGACAACGTCTACTTGACAATCGTCAAGCTAGAATAAATGACTTTACTTTAACTGCTGATACTAGAAGATCAAATCTGTTACTAGCTCAACAACAAGAAGAACAAAGTTATAGAGAACGTATAAATAGAAGGCAAGCAGTTATTAATAGGTATGAGCAACAAATTGCTCAACTCAACCAAACTATTACTAGATTAGAAAGCGCTATGGAGCGCAGGATAGAAGCACTTAATATTCAGTTAGATTCTGAAAGGAGCGAGATTGCAGATGAGACAGAAAGAATAAATGATATTAGAAGTCAGTTAAGTACCCTAAGAAGTTCTAAGAGAGACCTTAAAAGCTTATACAGAAAAGAAGTAAGATACAGTAACTACAAAGAGTATAAAAGATTAAGTAAAGAAATAAGAGATAAAGAGAGAGAAATAGCCAGGTTAGAGGAGGGTAGAGATGCTGAAAGAGCTAGGCTAGAGCAGCAAAAAGCGGAGTTAAAAGTACAAAGAGAAGGATATAAAGAAACGACTTACACAAAATATAAGAAGTATAGCGAGCTGACAAATGAAGAAAAAGCAGTAGCGCGTATGCTGACTAGCAGCATAGATACAACAATAGACAGAGGGGTTATAAATAGTGAAACATTATTTAGAAGGGAAGTAGGAGAAGAAATTTTAAACAAAGGGGTTGAGGAATACAATCTAATAAAGAGAGAATATTATTTGAGAGGAGGAGAAACGGCAGCAATGCCAGTAGACTTAGAGATAACAAAGAGTCATATAGATCAGATAGCAAGGTATACAAATAACAAATACCTATCTGTAGACCAGATAAATGATTTTATATTAAAGTTAGTCTTAGCTACAGACGCAGAGGGCATGAACGCTGCAAGAGTAGCAGAGACACAAGAGGAAGCTAAAAGAAGTTATGAACAGAACAAGAACAAAATAAAAGGAAGCATAACGTTTGCTACAACGCTGAGGGCTGGGTCTCCTAGCGGTACTAGTTTATTGTCCGAGACAGGAACCTTGTTAAATGAGACACGCACAGTAGAAGAGTTAAGAGAGAGGGCAGATATATTAAATACTAATATTAGCCCGGCGGAGGAGGGCAGTAACACTTTAGTTTTAATGTCGGCTTTAGGTACGCATTATACCCAACTAGGAGATAACGACGGGGATAGTTTCCAGAGCGCTGTAACGCAAATGGCGGTACTAACCCGAAGAATAAAAGAACAAAGTCAAAAGATAAAAGAACTACAAGATAGAATTAGTCTAAAGCATCAGCCAAGAATAGAAAATAATGATACAGCTAAAGAGTTGGCTCAAGAAGTTAGAAGACAAGATATACAAGAAGAAGAACATAAATTAGAAAACCTAACGCGTCAGCATAATGAAGCTCTAAAACAGTTTGAGCTTATTAGAAATAACGCAGTTAGCAGAGCTAAAAAAGGTATTAGAACTTTTGCTAGAGTTTACTCAGCATTACCTGAAGAACTAATAGGAGATAGCAAATTTATAAAAGATATACATCTTCAAACGTTTGTAAAACAGTTTAGAGACACTATAGGAGCTGCTGACCATGTAGGTTCAGTAATGACTGCCACTCAACAATTATCTCCAAAATTCCTTTCTAGTTTAAGATTTTTAACCGAGGGTACTACAGAAGCACAACAACAAGCTAGACTAAACTCTATTCATTCAAATGATATAAGGCGTAGGTTACTCTCTGGGTTTGAAGGTGTATCTCGTGATAGCGAAGAGTTTAGAACCCTACAGCAATATCTAACTTTCTTAGGTAAAGAGGAAAGTGATCTTACTGCGGAAGAGCAAAACTTACTAGAAGACTTAACAAGACAACAGCGTACTATAATACAAGCAAAAAGCAATAAAGCTACTCAGGAAGACTTAATGGCTCCCTTAGTTAAATATGTACAAACTGAAATAGCTACTGTAGCGCAATTAGGAGCTGCTACTAGTACAATTACAAGTAAAATACTAAAATCAGCCCAGGGAAGCATAATTAACGACCAAACACTACAAGAGCTGCAAGCTATTATAGGAACGTCAACCGGGGGATTACTAGGAACTACGTATAACACAGTAGTACCTCTAATAGCATTGCAAATGGCTAATATTGGAGCTTTAAAAGCTTTAAGCAGCAAAGAAGATAAATCTTACAGGTTAGCTTTAGCTGCTGGAATTATGGCTCAAACAAGTGCTTCTTCAACTTTAAGTATACCTTCTGTACCTATAGCAGAGCTGAATAACTTAAAAGAACAGTTACTAACTGGGCAGTATTCAGCAAAAGCAAAGATAGCCCAGCTGCAAGCTGAAAAAGACATCGAAGTAGCTATGCGGTTTGTAACTACAACACAACAGTTTATTAGAGACGCAGGATTAAAACCTAAGGAAAGAAAAGGAGACACTTCTGGAAAAAGTGGGCCTAAGTCTCTCTTAGAAGCAGTTGATACATATACAATTGACCCGAAAATAGCCTCGGAATACAATATAGATAAAGAAAAAGCAGAAAAGCTCCAAGGGTTAACAAGTATTATTAGAGCAATAGAAGAAGCAAACGACCCTAAGAATGCTAATAAATTCAGAGAAGAGCTATTAAACAGATTTCTCTCCACAAAAGTAGGAGAACCTCTAATAGCAGCTCAAATGTATAAAGATGATGAAGCGCTATCAACTTTAAGGTCCTTTGCAGCTTTACAGATAGTAACTGATTACTTATCAGGTAAATATAAGACAGCAGATGACCTTATAAATAATAGCCCCTTATC